TATAAAAAATACGATTTTATTTGTAAATTAAATCAACCAACTAGCACACCAACTAGCACACCAACTAGCACAATAACCAGCACGCCAACTAGCACGCCAACTAGCACGCCAACTAGCACGCCAACTAGCACAATAACCAGCACGCCAACTAGCACGCCAACTAGCACACCAACTAGCACACCAACTAGCACGCCAACTAGCACAATAACCAGCACGCCAACTAGCACAATAACCAGCACAATAACCAGCACGCCAACTAGCACACTTACCACAACTTATGATATTCAAAAAAATAATGATGCATTAGCTTCAACAAATTTTATTAACTTAACAAATAATAATTTCATAATTATTATTATAATTTCGGTTATTACAACAATAACCTTAATTATAGTATTTGTTGTAATCAAAAAAAAGAAATCATTATCAAGTAATTATAAAGATAATAAAAACCCCATAAATAAAATGTTAGCTTTTCACACTCCAATTTTTGACATAGAGAATTCAATGTTTGATGAAAAAAATTCGAAATTTATATTAAATTCAAATTATAAATCATTAAATTCAAATAATCTTTCTTCCTCGAATGGAGATAATATATATGAAGAACCTATACCATTAAATTTTACATCAAATTATTGTGATATAAATGAACTTAGTATAAATGATGATGATAATTTATATTATAATGATACAACGACAGATACAACGACAAATGAGATATATAATATGTTTGGATATTTAGATATAGATGATTAATTTAATAATATATATAAATTAATAACTCGTTTAAATTTATTCTTATTATTCTAGAATAAGAATAAATGACGATTGACGCAGAGAATACCGAAAAAAATAATACAGAACAAAATAATACAGAAAATATATTTCAACTTCCAATTGAATTTTTAGAGGGGAAAATTGAAATAGAAAATCATACAAAAAATGATTTAGAATTATTACCAAATGATCCGAAAGAGTCATTATATAAAAATGTATTAAAACCTATTACGATTTTCGGAGAGAATACAATGCCATCATGGAGCAAATATTATACTTCTGATATAACATTTTTAACAGATAGTCAAAAACTTTTGAAAAATAAAAATCCATTAAAATCAGTTGATTCAACTATCCAAGAAAATGTATCTACTATTTGGAAAGAAATTAAAGGTGAAACAGCTTTCAATGAGAAGTATGGTTACATTGATTGGGAGAGATTAAATATGCTTAATAATAGTTCCAAATTTTTACAATGCCTTAGCATTTACAATATGACAGCACCTATATTTTCATTAATGTTGCCTATATTTTTTTTAATACTTCCATTGTTTATTTTAAAACTGCGCGGATTGCCAATTACAATTGAAAAATATTTTGAACTTTTAAAATTGGTGTTTAAAAAACATCAAATTGGTAAAATATTTGATTTATCGAATGCCAGTTTTGAAAAAATTGTATATATTATTGGGTCATTTGTCTTTTATGTAATACAAATTTATCAAAATATTATGACATGTAATCGGTTTTACTATAATATGAAAAAAATACATACTCAAATCTTTACAATGAGAGATTATATAGAAACAACAATAGATACAATGAATACATTAAAAACACAATGCCAAGGTTTGAAATCATATGAACCTTTCATTGAAAATATGAAGCACCATCAAGCAGTTTGTAAAGTTATATTAAAAGATTTAAAACAAGTAATACCTAATGCATTTTCTATAAAAAAATTCTATCAAATCGGCCATACGATGAAATGTTTTTATCAATTGAATTGTCATCTTCAATTTAAAGAAACATTAGAATATACTTTTGGATTCAATGGATATATTGACAACATAAATGGCATTCGTAAAAATATTTCTCTTAAAAATATTGGAGCGTGTAAACTAAAAAATAAAAAATCTACTACCAAATTTAAAAATGCTTATTTCCCTTCATTAGTTGATGAAAACCCGGTAAAGAATAGTTATAAATTAGATAAAAATGTAATTATAACAGGGCCTAATGCAGCAGGAAAAACAACCTTATTGAAAACTACAATTTTTAATATTATTTTATCACAGCAATTTGGTTATGGGTTTTATAAAACAGCGACTATAGAACCATATGATATGATTCATTGTTATATAAATATACCAGATACATCTGCGAGAGATAGTTTATTTCAAGCAGAAGCAAATAGATGTAAAAACATTTTGAATGGAATAGATACAAATGGAATAGATACAAATGGAATAGATACAAATGGAATAGATACAAATGGAATAGATACAAATGGCCCAACATTTAGGAATAATAAAAAAAGACATTTTTGTGTATTTGATGAATTATATTCTGGCACAAATCCATATGAAGCAATTAGCAGTGCTTATGCGTATCTAAAATATTTACATAAATACAATAATGTCAATTTTGTATTAACAACGCATTTCTTAGAATTATGTAGACGTTTAGAAAAAGAAGAGGGAATTAATAATTATCATATGAAAATAGAAACAGACAATGATACATTTAAATATACTTATAAAATGGAAAAAGGTATATCCTCTATTAAGGGCGGAGTTAAGGTGTTGAGAGATTTAGAATATCCAAATGAAATAATAAATATAGCAAATGAAACATTACAAGAATTAGATATTTAGAATTAGATATTTAGAATTAGATATATATATATTCGTTTAATAATGATTTAAAATATATTGTAGATATTCAATAATGAATATTTGCGGCGGGTTAAATTTTCTTCCTATTATAATTACGCTTGTATGTTGTGGATTATTGTTTGTGTATTTTAATGCTCGTATGTCCGAGATTAAATATGCGGTTGAAAAACAAAATCGTGTATTAACTTCTTTTATTACGAATGTTCAAAATGACATTAAAGGTGGGGGCGGTTGTGGTGATGGAATGAATGCTTCTTTTATTAACCATTGTGATTTTGCTTCTCCTGAAGCAATTCGCGCGGTTGAAGAGAATGATAAAATAGTGGTTTCTGATGACGATGATAGTGATAGTGATAGTGATAGTGATAGTGATAGTGATAGTGACAGCGATAGCGATGAGTCTGGTGACGATGAAGATAAAGAAATTGAACTTCATAATGTTATGAATGAAAATGTAAATGGAGATGTTCAAGTCCAAGTACAAGTGTTGGCGTTTGAAGTTTTACCTCACTCTGAAAATAATGAGTCATCGATGAACCCATCATCTATTACTGAAATTACAGAGGAAACACTTAATATAGAAAATCTGGATAATGTTGAGAATGTTGAGAATGTTGAGAATAAATCAGAAGATGTTAACGCAATGAAGGTTGATGATTTGAGAAAAGTTGTTGTTGACAAAGGTTTATCCTCAAAGGAAGAATCAAAAAAATTGAAGAAACCCGAACTTTTATCTTTACTTAAGAAATAAATTAAACATTTAGATTATCTACATCAATTTATATCATATTGTAAAATACAAAAACATTTTTTATATTTTATATTATAAATTATATAAATTATATATTTTATATATACATATACAATGAGCTGGGGTACTTGTTATAATGGATCTAATAATATTTACCACGATTTTCCTCCAATTATGCATGATGGTAGAAATTATGCAAATTGGCAACCTGGTGGTGCTGTAAATGAACATATTCGCAAAGAAGCTAATATAAAATCCAATTGGGAATATCGTCAATATTTGTCTAAAAATGCCGATGCTCTTATTAAGTACAATCAAGAAAGCGCATGTGATAATTGTTGCGCGAATTCATCGCAATATGGCAACAATGTTCCTGTTTCTAATAATAGTCCTTATCTTTTCAAATCTTGTTTAGATACTACTCAAAAATTTGGTTATGAAAATAGTGATTTAAAAAATCTTTATTTATCTGACATTACATTACAATCCAGAATGGTAACGCCGGTTATTTCTCAACCACAATTACTGATGAATGGTATTCCTAGAGCGAATTAATTGATTATTTAATTAAATATATTTCTGAAAAGATATGATTTACTTATTTTATCATAACTATGATTAATAAAATCAATATGTTTTCCCATTTTTAATGTATTGTCCATAATTATTTTATTCTCAATCTTTAATTCATTTATTATAGTTTGCTGTTCAATTACCTTTTTTTCTAAATTTTTATTTTGTTTTATGATCAGATTTAATTTTTCATCAATATCTAGTGGTTTTTTTCCAGACATTATATAGTTAATAAATGATATAAAAATAATATTTTTAATACTTAATAACGCTTCAATGAAGTTATTAAGTATAGATGTGGGAATAAAAAATTTAGCATATTGTTTAATAGAATCAAATGCTAATGCTAATGATAATGATAATGATAATGATAATGATATATATAGACAAAATATCATAAAATGGGATGTGATAAATTTATGTGGACAAGACCCGCTATGTAGTAAAGAATGTAAAAAGGTAGCTAAGTTTGCTTATACGCCAATAAAAAACCAAGAACCTTCCTATTTTTGCCTTACTCATGCAAAAAAATCAGAGTTAATTATGCCAACATCATGTATCTCTCTTAAGAAGCTAAAAAAAATGAAGATGGCAGATTTACATAAACTTGTTTCCGAGTATACTATTCCTATGTTGTCCAATAGTGTAAAAAAAGATGATATTTTAAAGTCAATCATAGAATTTATGGATACAAAGATGTTAATATCGGTTTCAAATTTAAAAGCAAACGATATGGATTTGGTTATGTTAGGCATTGCGATGAGAAAAGCATTTGATACAGAATTAAAATCACATATAGAGACGATTGATTGCATCGTCATTGAAAATCAAATTAGTCCTATTGCAAATAGAATGAAAACATTACAAGGAATGATTGCTCAATATTTTATTATGCACGATAAAACCAAAATCATTTTCGTCTCTGCTGCGAACAAACTAAAAGGACATGTTGATTTATTTGAAACAGATATTTCAACCTATGCTGCTCGTAAAAAAGAAGGTATTAATGTTACATTAAATTTAATAAATGAAAACCATAAAGAATGGTTGACTCATTTTAAAACACATAAAAAAAAAGATGATTTGGCTGATTCTTATTTACAGGGCATTTGGTATTTGAATAGTATAAAAAACAAATAATTTTTATATATAATAATTTTTATATATAATAATTTTTTAATTTATATATAACATAATAAATTTCTTTTGCGTATAACTTAAAGTTATAATTTATATATAATACACAATAATGGTAGATGTTACAAATGATATTATTGAATTGAATTTAGATACTATCCCAACAATCGATATGCATGATTCTTCTTCTTCTTCCAAGCCATCAGTTAATTTTGGTGGAGGACTTGAATTACTAATGAACGATAAACATATGAATAGTGGAAAGAAATCATCAAATGCTGATATTGGTTTGGGTGATTTAAATAATTTAGAACAAGAGTTGAATGATTTAGCTGAAGAGCCAAGAAGTGCTCCGGCGATATCAAAATCAGGACTATTTAATACATCCATTTTTGGTGGTGGTGGTGGAGGGGGAGGCATTAAATTAAACACTTCGCCTATCGATGAAGATGCTGAAACAAAAAATACTAACCAAAATGATAATGTATCCATTGGTAGTATTGTTAGTGTATCTAATGTTGGAAAAGCAACTGCTTCTTCTTCCGAGACAAATAGTAAAACATGGGATGGATTTACCAAATTTAATAATGTTCCAATTAACCCCGATAAGAATATATCTGACCGACCTAAGTTGTCACCTGAAGAAGCTCTTTTGGAAAAATTTAAGGTATTAAGAAAATTAGAAGAGATTGAACGTAAAGGCGGTAAGCTTACCAAGAAATATTCGATGGAATCGTCTCTTGCCGAAATGCAAGGAGAATATGAAATGATTATTGCTGAAAAAGAAAGATCGAATAGTTGTAAATTTCAAGGAAAAATGTTGATGGCGGCTATTACTGGATTGGAATTTTTAAATAACAAATTCGACCCTTTTGATATTAAGTTAGATGGGTGGGGAGAACAAGTGAATGAAGGTATTGATGAATATGATGAAATCTTCGGCGAACTACATGAAAAGTATAAATCCAAAGCCAAGATGGCACCCGAATTGAAGTTATTGTTTCAATTAGGTGGTTCTGCTATTATGGTTCATATGACAAACACTATGTTTAAATCATCTATGCCGGGGATGGATGATATTATGCGACAAAACCCTGAAATGATGCAACAATTTACAAGCGCGGCCGTGAATAGTATGCAAAACACTAATCCTGGATTCAGTGGATTTATGGGTAATTTTATGCCAGGCGCAAGTAATGATAGACCTCCGCCTCCGCCAGCGCAAACGCAAACGAATCGTAGCCAAAGTGAACGCACTGCTCCCCCCGCAAATCGACCGGATATAATGCGTGCTCGCAATGACGATGGAATCAATATTCAAGAACAATTTGCAGCATATGGAGAGAAAGAATCTGCCGAAAAGTCTATGAGACCAGAGATGAAGGGTCCTTCGGATATTAGTGATATTTTATCTGGATTAAAAACCATGTCTAACAATAATGGATTACCAACGAACAATGCTAATGCGTCAACGAATAATGCGTCAACGAACAATGAATCAACAAATAAAGTAATTACTCCTACTCCTCCTACTATCACCAAATCGCAAATGCCATCGAAGAAAGCATCTTCGGGCAAAACTCCTCGCAAGCAAAAAAGCGACAAGAATACAGTAAGCTTGGATATGTAAATAAATCATAATAAATCATAATAAATCATAATAAATTATGATGATTCATTTCAAATATATTAATTATTATATTTGAAATATTTGAAATATCAAGAAAAATACTATCTATTTCCTACGATGAAGCGTATATTTCTTTTTACCCCCTTTTTTTTTACGTCTCTTAATTGTATTCTTCTTCATCTTCTTCTTATATTTTTTTATACGACGCTTTGTTCTATTTCGTTGTCTAATGGCTCTGATATAATATTTTAAGGTTTTACATACAAATGGATTTTTTTTCCCCTTTTTCCCACCCTTAAGAGCACTTCCACCTTCAACTTCATCATCATCACCATCATCATTACCCTTTATTTTATTAAAATTTTCCTTTATTTCTTCTGTATTTATTTGTACCCCCAATATATCTCTAGCATTATCATAATCTTCTTTAATATCGTCGGCACTCTCTTTTATTTTTTTTAAAGCTTTAATGTAGTTATTATAATCTTTTATTATTTTGTCAGAAACGTCAAGTTTTTTAGTTAATTTATCAATTTTATTTTGTATAAGTTTTATTTCACTCTTTACCTTTTCAATTTTGGATGATGTTTCATCAGTTTCTTTGCCTGGTTTGGATTTTTCTAGTAAACGAACATTTGTTTGTAATTCATCATTTTTCGGTTTCTTCTCTCCCTCTTTTTTTTTTATATCTTGTTTTATATCATCTTTGTATGTTTTATATCTTTGTAAATCCTCATTCAATAACTTTATATGGGCTTGAACCATATTAAATTTATTTAATTTTTCAGCAGTATCTAAATATTGTTTTTCTAATTCTTCTAAATTCTCTATTAAATATTCCAAACTTTCTAATGGTCTATCCTTTTTTTCATAATTTTTTTTATCCCTTTCTGATAAATCATAATCTTCTCCTGCAAAAAACTTTGCTTTTAATATTTCCTTTTTTAATTTTGTAATCTCAGAAAATTTTGTCTTCAATTCCTTATTTAATGTTTCAGTTTTTATTTTTCTATCTTCCTTATCCTTATCACCCTTTATTGTTTTTAAAAATTTATCTTTTTCCTTTAGATTATCTTCCCATTTCTTAATAATGGCTTTCTCATCACCAGATTTTCCTCTCTTTTTTTCCTTATCGCCCATTTTTTTACGTAAAGCTTCTTGAATTTTCATTAATTCAGGTTTTAATGATTGAGCATTATAGTTATCACCAGGATCACCTGAGCTTGTTAATGTTAATAATTTTTGTTTTATATCTGCTTCTTTATCCTTCAAATCTTCAATATCTTTATCTAATTCATCCGTTTCTAGTAATGGTTTCACATACTTATCATTAATTTGAGTTTTCTCCTCCTCCTTTTTTTTTTTAATTAAATTATCATCAGTTATATTTTTTTTAATAGTATTTTCACTTGAGTTTGATAAATCGTGTATCAAGTCATAAATTTTATTTTTTTCTATAATTTTAATTGAAATATCTACTATTTTCTTTTTTTCTGCCTCATTTTTTGTAGATTTTTCATATGTTTCTTTATTATCTTTAAATTCATCAATAGCTTCAATAAGTGATGTATCAAACATATCTTCTTTTTTCTTAACATTTGATGCTTCTTTTATAATTTTATTAATATTCTCTTCGTTATAATCATCATTTTGTTTTACACCATCCAACGTTTGTGTCAAAGAAGCCATTCGTTGTTTAACATCATCCATCAGGTCTACAACAAAAGAAGGATATTTTCCCTTATTATCCTTGTTATTTTCTTTAATATGATTAAGCTCATTCCATAATTTAATCATTTCTTCGGCATATGTATCATATTTTTTATCCAAATCTTCTCTTTCCTTTATCCATAATGGCGGAATTTTACTGAAATCGCCTTTCCTTTTTTCGAATTCAGCCATTTTTCTTTGTAACGGCGTCCATTTCTTTTCCATATCTATACGTTCTTGCTCTGTGGTAGGTTCTTTTACATATTTATTTCGACTTTCCCATTCTTTTTGTAATTTACCAAATTTTCTATTCTTTGTTGCTTCAGACGTATTTAATATAGATGGCGTAGAAACACGTGGAATTTCTATATACCCAAAATTTGTTCCAAGAATATCAAGGGAATCTTTGGCTATATTTGCTTTTTTGGCCTTACAACTCATACGACTAAAATCACCAGCATCAGGATTATTTACAGCATCCAATAATTGTAATTGTATTGTTATAACATAATCCATTGGAATTTTAACTCCTGCGCTATTTTTTGATAAAACTTCATTTGTTCCTTCCGGTATATATGGTGGTAAATATTTACTTTCTCCGATAATATATTCATTTCCTAGAATAAAAAAACGACTCTTAGCGGCAAATAATAAATCTTTGATTAATCCAATATTATTTGTAATAATTTCTTCTTCAGTTAAAGGTTCATCTTTTTTTATTGTTATTATATCAGATATAAAATCGGACATCATATCTTTCATTGCATTTTGACCAATAGATAAAGCATAATTTTTTACTTGAGACTTATCGATAATTAATGTATTGTCTTCTTCTCTTTCAGGGCTTGTGACATATTTTATTAATTTTATATATTTTTTTAAATTCATAAATACATTTGGAAAATCTTGTCCTACGCCAGCACGTTGTAAATCTTTCATTGTAATTTTTACAAATGACGGGAAGAACACAAAATTATTATTACTTAAATCTCTTAAATCTGCCATGTTAGGATGAAATGGTATTAAATCATATTCTTTTGTTTCCAAATCACCATTTGTTTTGATATTTATTTTTAATGTTGTTGTTTTAATAATAACTGGATCATACTTTTCATCTCCCTTTTTATTTTTATTTCTATCACTTCTTTCAGAACTATCAAAACTATCAAATGACATATAATCTTATATTAAGTAAATAAAAGATTATATTATATAAATTTATATTTATAAATATAATTATTAAACGATAGTCGCGGAAACGTTGCTCATATAACTATTAATTTTCCCTTGTAAATTGCGTTCGCGATGTTTTTCAGCCTTTTGTAATAAAGAAATCGCTTTTTCTTCTTCTTCTGGAGAAATAACACCATCATTATTTGTATCAATAATAGATGATATATTTTTAAATTTTTCAGGCATCATACAATAGTCACTTTTTTCATTAAAAACAACTTCGGATAATATTTTAAAAGCAGCAGTTAATAAAATAGCATAAATAATATCACGTGTTCCCATAAAAACCATAGCAAATATTAAAATTTCTCTAGCTAATCCATCTCTCAACATTTGTTCCTGTGCCTTAGTAAAATTAAAATTAACATATTTTGACCCAACATTCAATAATAACATAGTAATACCAATCAATAACTTACTCTCATTAATATATTTTAAATAAGTTTTATGTACACTTGTAACAACCTGAGGTGGTTCATTCATTTTCATTTTCATATTTATATTATTAAATTTCATACGTTTAAAATATACAAATATTAAATTAATTATTAATATTTATATTTATAACATTTTACAATATATAAAATCATTTTATCTAATCATTTATTTAAAAAATAAATCCATAAAAGGAATACTAAATGATTTATCCATTAAACTTAATCCTTGATCTTGTAAATTAATAACTACATCTAATATTTTTCCTGGTAGTTTTATAATCATCATAGCAGTATTTACAATAATATCAATTAATTGATTAAGAATATCAAATATCATAAGTGGTAATTCCATAATTAAATTTATCAATGTTTCTATTACACCAAATAAATTTTCTAATGTTTCAAATAATTTTTCAGCCATATCAGCTATCATATCAATCACTTTTTTAAACATAAATTCTAAAAATGCAGGTAAATTTCTAAGAATTTTAAATCCTCTTTTAACAAATCCCATAAATCTATTATAAAATTTCATAAATATACGTTTACCAAGTTCAAACATTTTTTTAATGAATTTTTTTATAGGCACTATTAAATCATTCAAGTTTTCCATAAAATCAGAAAGACGCAACATCAACTTGGCCAAAAATTGATAAGGCATTTTAATCAAAATATATGCCACTTGTTCTGCAGTTTTATAACTGATTTTAGTAGCAATAATCATATTACTATCCGGTTTTTCTTCACCTTCTTTTTCTTCATCAGTTTTAGGTTTTGCGGCAATAAAACCTTTTCCTTCGTGTTCAAAACCTTCATTTATAATTTCTTTGAAAAAAACCTTATTTATAAGAATACAAACTAAAATTATTAGTATTACATACAATATATAGTCTAAATGCAACATATACTATAATTATATTATAACTATATTTTTTTTACAACTATATTTTTACAACTATATTTTTACAACTATTATCAATTATCTATTACATAAATGGTGTATTTTTAAACTTTAGTTGTAAGTGAGGATTCGCGTGGTCTTAATTCTGTTTCTACCTTGAGTTTATCTTTATTATTTAAACCAATCATTAATTTTTCACCTTCACCTTTGCTTTCACCTTCACCTTTGCTTTCACCTTCACCTTTGCTTTCACAATCACATTTACCTTCGCTTTCACATTCACATTCACCTTCATTAATGCTACTAAACCCTTCATAAATGATTTCATTATTAAATTCATAGTTGAATTCGGCTAAAAATATATAAAACATTACCATAATAATACCTCCTATACGATTATAATGTGCTATTAAGATTGTTAACACTAATAATAAGACTTTACCTTTACATGAATTACTAAATTTAACCAAAACATTTGGCATAGTATAAATCAAAAAGGATATTAAAAAAAACAATATAATAATTTCAGGTTTAACATACATTTATAATATAATGATATTTTTTATAAATATAAACAGATGATATAAGTAATAAAAAACTTTTATTTACAAAATCGATTATTAATATTATTAATATTATCATATTAATTATGGTTGTTAGTTAGGTTTTTAAAAAAATAAAAATATCTTATTTTCATATAGATAATGACATCTTTAGGATTATTACATTATTCTGAAATTAATGAAAGTTCAACTATAAATAGTAATATATCAGAATTTGACAAAAAACACAAGCAAAAACATAATACTACTATTAAAAAACGCAATAATCGTATTCAAAATAGTACTAATAATGGTGATGGTGAAAATGTTCAAAATATGTTAAAATTAATTAATAATTCAAATGGATATGAAAATACGAGTGATGATTCTGGTTTAGTTGATTTTAACCCACCTCCACGCGCAGAAGTATCATCATCAAATGAGCCAATGTCCGAATTAAACCCAGGTATTAATAATGGGGGAATTAATCATACTGATATTAATAACACTTTAATCGATAATGATGAATTGCCAATAAAGGTAAATCAATCTAATGGAGAAGATTTAAATCAAATTCAAAACCAAAATAATAATAATATAATCAGTAATACCGGCCCAAGACAAAATCCTGCGCCATTAGATACGCAAGAAGGATATAGTTCTTTACCTAAAACCTATGCAAATGATTATTATAAACAATTTGTTCCTTTTTTTAATCAATCCGAACAATTAGCTAAGGCAGGCATTACAACAAATAAGGATCAACTATTAGAAAAATTAAATTACATGATTCATTTATTAGAAGAACAAAAGGATGAAAAAACAGGGCATGTTATGGAAGAAGTTATTTTATATTCTTTTTTAGGCGTTTTTATAATATTTATAGTTGATTCATTTGCTCGTGCCGGTAAATATACACGTTAATTTATATTTTTAGAATAATAGCATAATAGCATAAATAGCATAAATAGTATTACTAAATTAATATTAAAATAATTTAGTAATAATTTTGATTTACAAATACTTGTAATACTTTTAATATATTAACAATGCCTTTCTATTTGATATCGGATGACAAGCATAATTATATAAAAAAAACGCAGTTGAACTTTTAAATTTACACGAGACTAATGGATTTATGTTTAAATAATCTATTACTTCATTACTATGCGCAGTATCCTCAATTAATAATATTTCTGATTTTACATCACCTGAATTTAATTTTCCAATACATATTGTGAAGCCAGCAATCAAAATATCAGGTGTAGCACAATTCGATATAATATTTATACATTCTATTGTTTTTTTATTAGAATAATACAATTCTAATACACGAAATATGTAAGTAGCTATTAATTCGCCATTAAAAATAATACCATAAAATTTTAATTTATTTAATTTTATCAAATTCATAACACTCGATACATCAGGTAAAATAACACATTCAAATCCAAAACGTTTAGTTTGTTCCTTTACAAATGTAATTAATAAATTTAATTGTTGAACACCTATTTCAATAACATTCATTGAAGCATTCAATAAATATTCTGGATAAAAATGTGTTATATCAAAACAATATGTATCATAATAGACAAGTGGAACAATAGCATTCATTGTCCCTTCGCGTTTAAACATATATGCGTTTACCTTTTTGTTAGTTCGTGAAACATTATAATAAAAAGTTTGTATCATTTGGGGAGGAATATCTTTTTTACGATACTCTGGTTTTATACATAAATTGTCTACATAATAGGACGGAAACGATATTCTTTTTTTACCATTTTTAGAATATAAACTAACATTTAATACACGAGATGATGTTACCCCTATTATTTCTTGTTGACATGATTCTAACGGCAATCCGTTTTCAAACATTATTTTTGGTTCTTGGTATATATTAAAAAAAGATGGATGATTTGAACAATGTAAATAAGATAAAATGTCTTCTTCCGATGGACTATATCTTGCGTCTTTATTAATTACATAATAATCTTTAATAAAATTACATATTTTTCTTAGTTCTATATTATTTGTATTATTTTTTGTATTATTTTTTGTATTATTTTCATTATTTGTATTGCCGTCACTATTTATTGTAATTAATTTATTATTAATCAAATTTACAAATTTATTGGATTCTGGAGGTTCGCTATTTATAAATCCAGGTGGGTTTATCCAATATTTTAAATTATATATATGAAATACCGGCTGTGTATGCCAAAAATGCATATTTATGCGAATATAAGCAGTTAATATTAAATATATTATAATTATTATTACACAAAAATACAATATAAAATGTGAAGTTATTTGTATCATAAGTTTATATATAAAATATTTTATTTTTTATACTATATTTTACACTATATTCATATAATTTAAGTTGGTTTCTGTAAAATGTATATGTACTGGTTATCATATTGACATTCTACCATATCGATTTTAGAAACCACTATAAACCCTACACTTTTTGCAATATTTAATATCTCTGGCTGAGTAGACATATAAAGTTGATGTTCATTTTTTTTTACATCGCCATTTTTCATATTTTTAAATGTTTCTATCATAAAAGCATTTGGCTCTTCTTTTGTATTTACTTCATTTTTTAAATCAAATTTTGATTTGTATTCATAATTATCAAACTTAACTGTTGTAGTTGTAATACGTTTTTTTGCATATTTTTGAGGAGATACAATACCAAATGGATTACCTGCAGGAATAATTGGATCAAACTTATCTCTATTAACCAAATGAACTGCTAAGTATCCACCTGGATTTAACCATTGCATACAATTTTCAAAAAATCTATGTTTATCCTTCATGTAATAAAGTGTAAAGTAAAAACATGTTATATGTGTAAATGAATTTTGTTGAAATGTTGATCCATTAAGAGCATCTGCTAGTTGAAAATTTAATTCAGGATATGTTTCTTTAGATTTTTTAATCATACTTGGCGATATATCAATGCCTGTAGCATTAAATCCGTGTGCTTTCAAACTGCTTACATGATGCCCAACACCAGAACCTATATCTAATACATTGCTTTTTTCTTTAATCATATTTGAATATTTTATTAAATTACCAATTTCAAAATCGTTTTTATGTTTATAAAAAACCAAATCATCATAAATAGATACATAAAAATCATCATATATATCAGCCATTTCTGTATTCATTGTAAATTCATTTGTTTTTTTCTTTTTTTCAAATCCTTCAACTTGAGTTTTTCCATAATTGGTCATAAGAATAATACAAATTAAAAAAGCCAAAAAATATAAAAACTTGTGTAATAATGTAGTTTTTGAAAATATATTAAATGTTTTTTTTGCATTTCTGATTGTGTTTGTAATAGGCATTTGTATATATGTATTATATATATAAAAGTTAATATAATGAATGAAACTGATATTAATGATAAAAGAAGTATGGCCGAATTTAAAGGGATTACTTTTTCTAAATTTCAAAAATCTAAGGTCAAGCTAGAATTAATGAAATGTCTAACAACATCTAAGGTAGAACCAGCATGCTACTGGGCTGCTGAATTAATTTGTGCTGGACATTATCCTGATTTATGGGAAATAATCATTCTCTTTATTAGTCGGTATATTCATTTAGGTAATCCTAAATTACCTATCTACATATCAATGCGAATTAATAACTTTAAAGAAATTATATCAAATGGCTATATTGGAAATGAATTATCAATGCGCAATAATATGAAAATACGTCAACTTTTTTCAGAAATTATTAGTGTTCTTTGTCATTCTAGAAAAAAACATAGCTTAGAAGCAATCAAAATACAAAAAAAAGATGAATTTAATATAACTCATATGGCCTCTCGTTTAAAAGCACCAAAAATTGGTTATGTCGAAGATATTTTTAAACCAGATGATCCCAAAGAATTATTTATAGCAATGAATGAATTTGCTTATCATATATCGAAAGAATCTAAAAATAATGTCAGTGCGTGTTACTGGCTTGAATGGATATTGGAATATGAAACATTATGTAAACAAAAAAAAGAAATTTGTCTAGGTGAAACACGACAATTTGCGCCAATACAAGATAAATTTAAAAATGATATCATATGGATTATATGGGATATTATTTTACACCAATGTAAATTGAAAAAAAATAAATTAATGGATAAAATTATAAATTCTTTACTAGAAATGTTTAGTATTAGATATAGTAGTGGTGCGAAAAAGAGACGTAAATTTCTTATTTATTTTTCTATATCAATGCTGACTGAACCATTTGATTTATCTATTGATATTATTCACAATAAAAAAGAATTGGATACTATTATAAAAAAGGTTGGAGTTGTTTATAAGGAAGTTAAAAAAAACGAAGTATCTCTCAACATAGATTATCTATACAATGGAGTAGAACGTAGCAATCTAGATAAGACTGTAGAGAGATTAGAAAAGATGAATTCAATTATGGCTAACCCTCATCAGTTATGATTATAATACAATATTTTAATGTTATAATATTGTAATATCTTATTATGTCATTAACTATTACAACGCCAAATACAATTCCATCTAGAATATTTATCATTCCTTACCGAGATAGAAAAGAAGACAAAGAGAGATTTATGGAAAAAATAAAACATTTATTGGAAGATACAGAAATATCCGAACCTTATGAACTTTATTTTGCCCATCAATATGATACTCGCCCTTTCAATCGCGGGGCTATGAAAAATATTGGATTTTTAGCAATGAAATCAAAATACCCTAATAATTATAAAGATATTTCCTTTATATTTCACGACGTAGATACGTTGCCAATCGAAAAAGGATTGATAAATTATATTACGACACAGGGTATAGTAAAACATTTTTATGGGTTTCGATTTGCACTTGGTGGGATTTTTGCAATTAAAGGCTCTGATTTTGAAAAAAGTAAAGGATTTCCGAATTTTTGGGGATGGGGTATAGAAGATAATTTGATGAATGATAGGTGTATAGAAGCCGGACTTACTATTGATCGCAGTCAATTTTATGATATAAAAGATAAAAGAATTGAACGTTCTTTTGATGGTTATAAACGGATTATTTCTAAGCGTGATGCTCTTACTTACAAACAAAAAGGCAGTGATAATTTATTTTCAATTCAAAATGTGGAATGGGATTTTAATGATGAATATATTAATATTAAAAGATTTGATTGTGCTATGAATCCAAATGAACAAACGTATGAGCCAATTGATATTCGCACGACAAAAAAACTTAGTGTTCCAAAACCATATAGTTTTAGACGCAACTGGAATATCTTTAATAAATAAAATTTTATAACCTATAATTATATACAAATTAAATGTCATCTATAAGAAATAGTATCAGCCAAAGTTTAAAAAATAGTAGTTTAAATAGTTCTAATAGTTCTAAGTTATCTTCGTTTAATTTAGACAATTTATCAGGTTCTTCGCCACGCTCATCTGAAGGAATATACAATAATGTTTCAGATAAAGCATCATCTATGTTTAAACCTAAATCTTCTTCAAAATCAAGACTATTAAGTGTTCCGTCAGAATCAACCGCTTTTTTGTCATCTGCTGCAAAATCTGCTGTAGGATTAACCCCAGAAATTCAACCTAATGGTAGTTCATTTTTTCGCTATCTGGGTGTTTTTGTTGTATTAGGATTTCTTATATTAAATTTTTTTCTCTTTATGATAAAACCGGTCGACCATAGCATAAGTCAAATGTATGACCCGCTTATTAATATTTTTTATAAAAAAACGGATAATACAACTATACCTAAGAAAAAAGTTGGAAAAAATAATGTTTCGGCTGTCAAAAAATTAAGCAAAGCATTAGATGAAAAGAAACCTATTAATAACATTGATGGAAAAAAAATTAATCCACAGGAAGAAGAACACGGCCATGAACATCAAGCAACGCGATTAAATAATACTAACCCTGAAAAAAAACAAAAACCTTATAAAAAAATGCCTGTTATACCACAACCGGATAATAGTGCTAGTCGTGTACAGGCATCCAGACCAACTTCAAAATCTGGACATTGTTATATTGGCGAAGATAGAGGATTTCGTAGTTGTATTGAAGTAGGCGAAGGCGATGTTTGTATGTCAGGTGATATTTTCCCTACAAGAGCTATATGCGTGAACCCTAACTTGAGAGAATAAATAATAAATTATAAATGATATATAATAAAATATATTTTACAACAATAATAAAATATATTTAAACGTAAAACATCAACAATGATATAATATGAAAGCATTTATGATGATATTTAATCCTACAGGATACAATACTATTAGCCCTATCTTTGAAAATATTGCAGAACAAGTATCTAATTATATTGAAATAACACCACATAGCAAAGTGATATTTACACGAAATAATTTTTCAATTGAACCTTATAATTCACATTCAGAAACATATGGATTAAAGGGTAATTATGATGATTTTTTTCTTTATACTGATTTGAATACAAATAAAAATTATATAATATCAGTAAATGAGGAAAAAATAAAGGCATTTTGCGCATATATCAATCGTTTAACATGTTAATTGTTATATTTACACATCCGTTGCGGTCTTCAAATACCATCGCGTAGACAAATATTTATTAGTATTCTTTTTACTATCCATAGTTCCAGCAACAAATGTTTTGTTAGGACCCTTGTTCACAATGCTCTGAATTTGCCTAGTACCAAGAGCATTTTCGAAATAACGTAATTCAGAAGTATTTCCAGAAAACCCACCATTCATAGATAGATAAACATCACCATAATTTTGTCTAGGAACACCTTTTAACATATGACGTTTCACTAAAGTGCCATTAATATAAACATCTAATTGCTGTTGTTTCGTAACACGGATAATAACATTTACCCATTTATGTAAAGGTAAATCTTTTATTTGTATCTTTTCCATAATTTCATCAAAAGAATTCATAACAATCATTAAACCAGCAACATTTCCTCGCCCTTCATTACCATCTTCGCCGGGTCCATCTATTCTAGGCGTAATATACAAACCAGGTCCATTATTCGGATAATTTATTCCATCGATGCCTCCGCCATTTCCTCTGCCTATGTTATCATTCCCTTTATGGAACACATGTTTATATTCATGCTCTTTGTAAGCAAAATCATCGACATAAATCCACACAGACCAAGTAAATTCTAATCCTTCACGCTCATTATTAGAACGAAGAATTGGAACAGCTCCTTTTTTAGAAGGATCTTGCGGTATAATCATTAATTGACGAGAATTAATCATACCATTTATTAACACAGGGTCATGGTCTTTTGAAAAGACTTTCGATAAAATAAAGGAACCTAAACTTAATAACATCATAAATATAATTAAAATCAAAATCAAAAAGGCAAATTTCGCAACAATGCTATTTGATTGTAAAAATTCTTTACTACCTTGAACATATTGATTAGATGAAAATTGTTCTAATTGGACTTTATATTCTCCAAGTTTATTCATTCTCTTATATATATTATATAAAATATATAATATATAATATATCTTATAATGATTGTATGTTCTATTATGTATCCTATAATCATTATATCATCTTATATCATCTTATATCAAATTTAAATAAGTAAATTAAAAATATGTTTATTTAAACTTCAAAACTACCTTGCACTTCATTATCTTTCACCATCGAAAATCGCAATCTATATTTACTTAAAGCATTTCCTAAAATACTTCCACCAAAGCCATCTTTGTAAATATTGTATGCTTCTTGAGGATTAGAAGCGTGCGACCAATATTTAAAGGAAGACGTCCATCCACTAAAACCACCACCATGAGTTACATTAATATCCATGTTATTATCAACACGAGGAACACCAGGAATAACACACGTTCGCACTAATTTACCATCAACATACACATCTAAAGTTCGACCATACAAACTAGTAATCACATTAACCCATTTCTGAATAGGAATGTTATCAATAACACAAGTATGAAGACTGGTATTTGCGTTAGCTGCATCACGTTCAGCCGCTAAACGAGCGGCTCTTTCTTCATCGGTTTCAGAAGATCTAACGCCTTTATTGCAAGCGTCACACGCGCACGTATAACCACTTTCGCACGCAAGACAAGCGGCATCAGTTGCTGATTGATCAATTCCGGCACCACCAGAACCAGCACCAGCCCCAGCAACTTCTTTGTCGGCATCATAATACTTAATCTTCACCTTCAATGTATTTGGCTTTGTGTCTAAAACAACATTAGGGCAGTTTGTTCGGTCTAAGACATTCTTTTCTGAACCAAACATATAATTCCAATTATCAATAAAAATCCACATTGAATAAGTAAAATTACTAGAATTATTTGAATTTTTTAAATCATCCGCTTTAATCGTTTGCGGTTTTTTTGCTTCTGCCATTTCGGTCAACTTGTTGGTTTTAGAAAAGGCATTTACTATCAAATAAACTATCACTAATAAAACAAAGACGAGTATAACTATTTGTTTAACATCCATTTTATATATATTATAGAATAGAAATTAACTATAATATATCTAAATATATTCAATGATATTACAATTTTGTATAATTAATAAATTATCTAATATGTATTATTGAACACCTACCATATTTTTTATATCATTCATAAATTTATTATTCGGATTCTTCTTTTTTTCTACATTCATATTTATATCATCCTTTATACTCCATACATATGGTGCGTCTTTCTCGCGCAATGTTTTATAGTTCAATATAATATTTTTCTTATTAAGAATATCTTCATAATAAGTTACATTACATATTCCGCCATATAATCCATTTTCAGCTCCAGCCGTTACACTATCAAAAGACATATATGGTGCTATACCAGAGATTGACCCAACTAATTCACCATTTATAAACACATCAATATATCCATCATCATAATTTATTACTATGTTATTCCACTTTTGATAAATAATATCTTTTGTTTCATATACCTGAACTATTTTATTTCTCTTATTTACATCACTATTATCGTTTGACGCAACTTCGGCAACAACCCGTAAACTATTTAATTTACCATTGTATTCTAATGCAACCTTTTTACCATAACTTAAGATATTTGTATATTTTCCATAAGAACTATTTGTATTTGGTGGTTGAGGATTTAAATTAAACCATCCAGATAATGCATATTTATATCTAAATTGCTGTAACTCTGTATCTGTGTATTGAGGGTGAATTTCAAAATCAACTTTTAACCAAGTGGGATTTTTCAATTTCTTATAAAACCATGCTAGATATTTATTTTTAGGTTCATTTGGATCTGTATACTTAGGGTCTGAAGCATTGTCTAAACTATATTTCTTCTTTATTTCTAATTCTCTTTTTATTCTTTCATTTTTATGTTTATTGTATATTTCATCAAACGATGATACGTGTTCAAGATCTTTGCGTTCATATAAATCATCAAAATCACCTATATTATGTTCCTTATTCAAATTTACTGGTTCATTTAATAATTTTAAACCATTATAATTAATTACCTTATCAAATAAAAAGGGAACAAAAAACCACATTCCTATAATAACAGCTTCACCACCAAGTAATATCCATACTGGTTTGGTCGTCAAATTATATTCGTATTTGGCCGAATCAATAATATCTACAAGTAAACAAGGTAAGTACATGACAAACTTCAAAAGTAATGTTGAAAATTTCTTACCTGGTGCATTTTTGGCTTTATTTATTTGTTTTTTCAATAAAATATAAACAATACCAAGAACACCTATAAATATAATTGCAGACATTGATAATTCTACCATACTAATCAATGAAGTATTCATCAATAACCATATTAAACCTCTTACCGCCATCATAAACACAACAAAAAATGCAATAGTAGAGAAAAATTTAATAATAATATTTGTTTCGGTCATACCTACCATATCAATATCTTCAGGCGCATTGATTTTCTCTCTTATGAAGACAAATAATATAACATATGTAAATGCTATAGTTAATACTAATAATTTTGTAAAGGCTGGAAATTTGGTATTTATATTAAATGGATTGAAATAATAAATTAATATAATAAATAAAATATATTGTACCATTTCCAATTTGGCCAAATGATTGGGATCAACATATATTTTACGAGTTATACGATCAATCAAACTTAAATCGATTTCTTTTCTAGAAAGTTTATCCCATTTATCATTTAAACTAGATACATTATTACCTAAACCTTGTTTGTAATTTTTTGCCATATCATTTATACCCATACTTTTGTTGTATAATATTAGAATAGTTTTTTATTATACAAGATATAAGATATAGTATATAATTTTATTTTATAAATTTTCAAATGCTGTTTTTTTACCATGACAATCTCGACATAAAGCAACTAAATTATCTACATTATTAGAGCCACCATTATCAAGTCTTATTTTATGGTCTACTTCAAACCATGCTGGTAATTGTTTTTTACATCCACCACAATTCCACCCTTGCTGTGCTGCTACATATTTTTTTTTGGTTTCACTTACTGAACGTTTAACATTTTTTGTGCCATTGCCATTGCCATTGCCATTGCCATTGCCATTGGGTATTCTTCCAGAATTCATTATTTTTCTCTCCTGTGCGCCATATCCTCCACCTCCACCTCCACCAAAAGTATCCTTTGACAAATTTAATAGTGGAGATAACATATCACTTGCTTCTTTATCAATCGGCATATACTTTATAATTCCATTCGCATGGGTGAGTAAATTTTTTGAATCCGCTGGATATTTTTTTGTAAATAAAAACACCGAAAGACCTACAAAGGCTATTCCACCCATTTGATAATATTTTTTCCAAGATTTCAATAATCTTACATATTTACCATCAGTATAAGTATTTACAACAAAAAATATAGTTATTCCTATAACTAGAAGTTCTATTTTCATTTATATAATAAATATATTATTTTAATTATACCATATTTATTATACCATATTTATTATACCATATTTATTATACCATATTTATTCATCACTAATTGGTTCAATATTATATTGGTTATCGGTAATATCAGAAAAACCAATTTTTTCGTTAACATTATTTTGGTTTGATTGTATTTTTCTTACTGGTGTAGGATATCTTATATCAAGGTTTTTAGTTTTAGTTTTTTTAGCTTTACTTTTATATTTTTCTTCTTCTCCTCTTGCAATTGCATTTAATGATTCCAACTCCTTTACCAATTCATCTATATCAATTGGCTTTGTAGCAAATTCAGAACTATAGCAATACCTAATAAGTATTCTACATATAGCATTTATAATTTTTTTATTAATAATATAATTAATACTATTATCAGAACCATATGATACACCATTTCCAACAATACCTGTATAACACATTAAAAATCCCCAAATATCAGCATTTTTAGTAAATACTTCATAAAAATATTTTGTATCATTAAAAATACCATTATCATCTACATATTTCAATAATACAGCTTGTATATATTCTATAATAGTATTCATTTCAAGAATTTTATAATTTATTTTACTTGATTCATGTTCCATTTCTACAGCGTATATTTTATAAATATCATGTAATATACCAAGAACAGATTCAAAATGCCCTTTACTACGATTAAGTGTTATATTTAACATTTTTATTGCAATAATTTTCATTAATTCATTATGTCCTGATTTTTTATTAAAAAAATCAGGGGATGCTTTTTGTCTTTTAAATTCTTCTGGTAATAATTTTTTAACATAACTATTAAAAAATATATCAGAAAAAGGCATATTAAAATGGATTGAACGATCTATAATTTCTTTTGGTATAGTATTTCCATCATTTTCTCCAGCTAACCCCCAATCAATTAAACGTGCTAATTCTCCATTCTTTGTTATTAAAATATTATTACCCTTAACATCAAAATGATTTAATTTATTTTTATTTATAGGTTCTAATCCTTTCTTCAACAAACGAATGAGGGAATTGTTAAGTTTTAAAAAAAGTGTATATTTATCCTTATTATCACTCATTAACATATTTCTTATAAAATCATCAATTGTTATACCTCCGTCCGGCATATTTAAAATTCTTAAATTATCCAAGTTATTATTAACATTTGTAGAATCTATTCCTTCTTTTGTAAATAAACTACATTCTTTGTCAAATGTCGATAAATCATCATCTTCTAGTTGAGATGGTGAACACGTATGTGTATCAGATACTAAAAAATATTTTTTGTTATCGGCTGGAAGATTATTTATTATTCTTTTTACCTTATTCATTTCATCAATTTCTTTTTCGATATCTTCTTCATACATAAGCTTTGATATATTATTCGGGTTATACTCATTCGCATTATCCGAACATTTAAGAGATGGTCTAAACACGCAACCATATGACCCAGCATCTATAGCTTTTCCACCATGTTTTTTATTATATTTTTTATTATATTTTTTATTATATTTCTTTGTGGTATTCTTTGTGGGTTTTTTATTATATTTATACGTAATTTTACTACGCATTTGTATTATATATATATATATATAATTCTATTTTCTATACAAATAAATTGTTAAAAATGTTATTAATATAATAATTCCAAAGAACACATATTTCTCTCTACGTTTTCTTTCTTCCTTTACTTTAATTGCTTTTGGTTTATAATGTTCGTAATAAGCTACCATTGCATCTTCCATTGTTAATTCAGGTTTATCAAGCGATACATTTATTTTATTATGAATAAAATGAACCCATTTTACGAAAGAAGGCTGTGAGTCTAAATAAGGCGTAACTGGATATTTATCAAGTAATTCACTAAATTTATTGCCCATTGTTGATATGGGTAAAAATAATGGCATATTTTGTAAAAAATCATAATATTTTTTCTTAATTGTTTCATTCGGGTGAGTTGGATAAGATAATGCGATTGTATGCAAAACAAACCAATAAAAAGGCCCCCATACTTCCGGATCTAACGCCATTATAATAAATGATATAAAAAGATTTACAATATAACATATAATTGTAACTAGACATGAATAATAATAATTATTGTAATAATTGTGGAACTAAAGGGCATATTTTTTATCAATGTAAGCAACCGATTACAAGTGTTGGCGTGATTGTATTTAAACTAAATTCTGAAGGAAAACGTGAATATTTATTAATAAGACGAAAAGATAGTATTGGTTATGTTGAGTTTATGCGAGGGAAATACAATATATATAATAAAATGTATATTTCTAATATTATTTCAGAAATGACAAGAGATGAACAAGATCGTATTTTGAATAAAGATTTTGATACATTATGGAAAAAATTATGGGGAGATGATATTAATACTCAATACAGAGGTGAAGAAAAAATATCTGCAGATAAATTTGAATCATTAAAAAATGGAATTATAACAAATGAAAAAGAATATTCATTAGAATCAATCATTTCTGAATGTAAAAGTAATTGGATAGAAACTGAATGGGGGTTTCCAAAAGGACGTCATAATAACCAAGAAAAAGATTTACTATGTGCTTTACGTGAATTTGAAGAAGAAACTGGTTATTCTAGGTTATCAGTTACTATCATTCATAATTTGATGCCATTTGAAGAAATATTTACAGGTTCAAATTATAAATCATACAAACATAAATATTATGTTGCATTTATGGAAGATTGCAATAATAAATCAGCCTCATATCAAGATACTGAAGTAAGTAAAATTGAATGGAAAACTTATAAAGATACAATGGATTTAATTAGACCCTATAATTTAGAAAAAAAGGAAGTTTTAACACGTGTAGATACATTATTGGAAAATAACAAGCTTTATAATGTAATGTAAAATATATTATTATATATAAATTATATAGATATATAATAATGGAATCAACTATTGATTTACCTTCAAATAATATAATTCAAGTAAAAACCAAAAAAACTAGAAAGAAACCATGCCCAAGAGGTACCCGTTATAATAAAAAAACAGAAAAGTGTGTTCCTATTACTATAAAACCGGATATTAATAAAGAGAAACAACAAGAGCCAGCACCTGAGCCAGCACCTGAGCCAGCACCTGAGCCAGCACCTGAGCCAGCACCTGAGCCAGCACCTGAGCCAGCACCTGAGCCAGCACGTGAAGAGGAACAACCCGTTTCTAAACAAAATAAATTAAAAAATGAATTAGAGATCCAAGAGAGAAAGGAACTATTAGAAAATGAAACAGATTACGACTTTTTATACCCTAACCTAAATGACCCACAATTTAATATCAAAATATCCGAACGAAAAGAATTTAATGACAATAAATATGATGGAGAAATACACGCCGATGTAGAAGCACATTCAGAAGTAATGTGTAATTCTGACTTTGAACTTTCACCTCATCAACTTTTTGTTAGAAATTTTCTTTCTTTTCAAACACCATATAATAGTTTGTTATTGTATCATGGTTTAGGTAGTGGGAAAACATGTTCTGCCATCAGTGTAGCGGAAGAAATGAGAGATTATATAATGCAAATGGGGATTACCAGCAAAATAATGATTGTAGCTTCGCCTAACGTTCAAATCAATTTTAGAGTTCAACTTTTCGATGAAAGAAAACTAAAACTAATTGATGGGTTATGGAATATTCGTGCTTGCATTGGAAATAAATTTTTAAAAGAGATAAATCCAATGAATATGAAAGGTTTATCAAGAGAGAATGTTATAAAACAAATTAATCGTCTTATTGATACCTATTATTATTTTTCAGGATATGTTGAGTTTGCAAATTATATTGCTCGTAAGAGCGCAATAAAGGATTCATCTATTACTGATCCTAAAAAAATAAAACAAATTATAAAACATAACTTAACAAAAGTATTTAATAATAGATTAATTATTATCGACGAAATTCATAATATCAGGGTTTCTGATGACAATAAGAATAAACATATCGCAGATAAATTACTTCTGTTAGTAAAAAATGTATCTACTTTAAGATTATTATTATTATCAGCTACACCAATGTTTAATAGTTATAAGGAAATTATATGGCTCATAAATTTAATGAATATAAATGATAGGCGAGCTACAATAGAAGCAAAAGATGTATTTAATAAAGATGGCTCTTTTAAAGATGCCGAACTTGGAAAAGAATCTGGAAAAGATTTATTAGAACGTAAAGCAACCGGATATATATCTTTTGTTAGAGGAGAAAACCCATACACATTTCCGTATCGCATATGGCCCAATGATTTTTCGCCAGATAATACATTTATAAATCATTCTTATCCTACATTACAATTAAATGGAACATCTGAATTATTACCTGAAAATGCTATCAAACATCTTTCTCTTTATTTAGTTGAAAATGGCGAATATCAACAACGTGGATATAATTATATAATAGAGCGCATTAAAAAAGGTCATATTGGGAATAACCAAATGCCTAATTTGGAAAATATAGAAACATTTGGCTATACAATGCTTCAACAACCATTAGAAGCATTGAATATTATTTATCCAGATGAGAGATTAAATGATGAATCTCCATCGTTTAATTCATTAGATTTGGTTGGAGGAAATGGATTAAAACGAATTATGAAATTTAATGAGGATCAAAATCATTTTCGTAGTAAATTTGATTATATACCAAGCGCCAAAGAAAAATATGGTCGTTTATTTTCTCCTAATGAAATTGGGAAATATAGTAAGAAGATAGAAAATATTTGTAATCGTACTATAAATTCTAACGGAGTTATTTTAGTTTATTCGCAATATATTGATGCTGGATTAGTGCCACTAGCATTGGCTTTAGAAGAACTAGGATTTTCTCGCGCGGGGAATGTTAGTTCACTTTTTGACCCCCCACCTGTAAATAAACGCAATGGATTTAATTATGTAATGATTACTGGTGATAAAGGATTTTCACCCAACCCTGAAATGGATATTAAAATGGCTACGAATGATGATAATATTGATGGAAAAAAGGTAAAGGTTGTTTTAATCTCTCAGACAGGAACAGAAGGGTTGGACTTAAAGTTCATACGACAAGTTCATATTCTTGAACCTTGGTATAATATGAATCGTATAGAACAGATTATAGGAAGAGCCGTTAGAACTTGCAGTCATAAAGCATTGCCATTCAATGAAAGAAATGTTGAATTATATTTATATGGTTCGTTAATGAGAGATGATGTAAAGGAAGAAACAGCAGATTTGTATGTATATCGTCTTGCAGAGATGAAAGCAAACCTTATTGGTAATGTTAGTCGTTCATTAAAAGAAATATCAGTTGATTGTATCTTAAATAATACTCAAATTAATTTTAGTGAAGAAATTATGGAACAAAATAATGTCAAACCAGTTAATCTTAAATTATCAAATGGAACTATATTAGAAAATTATAAAATAGGTGACAAACCATATTCATCTATGTGTGATTATATGGAATCATGTTCTTTTAGTTGTCGTCCTACGAAAGAAATAAAAGAGGAAGATGTACGAATGGATACTTACAATGAAGAATTTATAATGATGAACAATGATAAACTGATACATAAGATTAAACAATTGATGAAAGAGAGATTTTTTTATAAAAAAACAGAATTAATTACTCTTTTGAATACTTTAAAACCATATCCATTAGTGCAAATTAATGCAGCTCTACATCAATTAATTGAAAACAATGAATTTATTATCGATAAATATGGACGTACAGGAAATTTAATAAATATTGATGATTTATATTTATTTCAACCCATCGAATTAAAGAATAAAAATATTAGTATTTATGATAGGTCCACTCCATTAGAATTAAAACATGATAAAGTGTTGATAAAATTACCAAAAGATATAAAAATAAATGAGGCTATTATAAATTTACCAAAGGAAAAAACTCAAATAGCGAAGAAGGGTAAGGAAGTGAAAAATATAATAATAGATAATGCCGATGCCGATGCCGATGCCGATGCCGATGCCGATGCGGATGCCGATGCCGATGCCATTGTAAATTATATAAATACAAAATATCAAACTGCTACCACAAGTCAAATTATAATTAAGGGAGAGAAAAATTGGTATATGCATACTAGAATCGCCATTGATTTTATGATGAAATATGAATTTGATGAATCTCTATTAAAATATTTTGTTATACAACACATAATAGATGAACTATCAATTAATAACATAATAACTATTTTAAATTATATATACGAAAATAATAGTTATGATAAGTTTGAATCAATAAAATATGTAAAAAAATACATCCAATCACAAATGTTAAATGGAGACAAAAATATAAAAGGATTTTTATGGAAAGATAAGAAAAAACAAGTTATTATTGTAAAACATCCAGAAAATAAATGGGTTATTGCGGAAGCAGAAGATATTAAAGATATGAATGCGACAATAAGTAATAAAAAACAAAATATTATATCTAATTTAAATAATTTAATTGGGTTCATGAATAATTTTAAAAATGAGGAATATGTAGTATTTAAATTGAAAAATATTACAAATCAACGTGATGCTGGCGCGAGGTGTGACCAAATGTCTAATAAAGGAAAATCAATTGATATATTAAACACTATTGTTGGTAGTAACCAATTTAATGATAAAAATTTAATAGATAATAAAAAATCAAAATTACCACAAAGAGAAATTTGTATTATTCAAGAATTTTATTTACGTAGTTTTGATAAGGATAGGAAAAACCAAAAACGTTGGTTTTTAACTCCACCTGAAGCTGTTTTAACCGACATTGAAAAATATACATCTGCTATTAAAACCAAAAAAATCTATAAAAAATAATATTATTAATTTTAAAATTGAATAACGATTTAGAAATAATATTATTAATTAATAGTAAGATGTCGATAATGTTGAAGACAAATCAACCAAAAATAAGTTCTTCAAATCAATCACTCTATACTTTAATGATGATTAATAAAAAGGTTCATGTTGGTATTGGTAATGTCGGTAATAATATAAAAGAAACATTAGAAAAGGTCATTGCGTCAGAAATTGAAGGGAAGTGTATAGTACAAGGGTATATTAAACCTAATTCCGTTGAAATTATTACATTTTCAAGTGGTCTAGTAAGCAGCAATAATATTGTATTTGAAGTCGTTTTTCAATGTTATGTATGTTCTCCAGTAGAAGGAATGCAAATTAATTGTTTTGCCAAACACATTAATAAAGCAGGTATTCGGGCAGAAGTAAAAGATACGCCGTCCCCTGTTGTTATATTTATTGCTCGTGATCATAATTATTCATCTCAATTGTTTTCACAAGTTAAAGAAAATGATAATATTAATGTAAGAGTTATTGGACAACGCTTTGAACTGAATGATACCTATATTTCAATTATTGCTCAGCTCATTGAAGAAACTTCGGCTAATAAACATATTGAACTACAACAAAAAAATGGGGATGAAGAACCAACGTCTCAATTAAATGTAGAACCTTCACAGCCGATTGTAAAGAAAAAAACATCATTATTAAAAATCAGAAAATCTAAACCTAAACTCACAATTAATGAATAATAATAAAATTTATATATAAATACTAATACAAATATAAATACAATTTGTAAATAAATAATAATGCTATCATTAGATTCTTTGAAAGAACGTATTGAAAATATGCAAAAATATCATCAAATTGAAATTTTAAGAATTTTAAAGAAATTTTCTTTTATTATGATGAATGAAAATAATAATGGAACTTTTATTAACTTAACTGAACTGCCTGAAAATGTAATTAATGAATTAGAAACATATACAAAATATGTTGATGAGCAACAAGTTCAATTAAAATTGATTGAAAGTGAGAAAAATAATATAGAAAAGTCTTTTTTTACTACTTGAAAAGATAATAAAGATTTAATCATTATACTATATACCATTAGATAATGATTAATATTGAAACAAGTACACTAATTAATAGCATGAATCAGTACATGTTTTCTGATGAAAATATGCAAAAAGGATTTCATCATCATCATCATATTACAAAGCCAGCGACAAAGCCAACGACAAAGCCAGCGACAAAGCCAGCGACAAAGCCACTTGATATACCAGAACAAAAAAATGAATTGAAACATCAAACTATAAATAATTCGTTTATACCTTTTCAAAAGGATAAATTATTTTGGTGTTTTTATATCATATTGAAAGGATATGACGAGTATCAAATGAATCACTCAACCTTTTTTTCAGTCGAAAAAAAAATTAAGATAGAAGCTGTAGAAAAACTTAAAACGATTAAAGATAAACTTAAGGAATTAAAATTAAAACGCACTGAATTAGAAGATGAATTAGCTAATAAACAAACGATTACAATTAAAGGATTATATGCTCTTTGCCTGATTCATGATATATCTATTACATATGTTTATGGGCGTAAATATTGTGAATTGGTTTCCAATGAAAATGGGAAAAAGGGCGTTATAGTTCAAAATGAAAAAAAAGAAGATACGTTGAGATGGTGTTCTAATGAAAATAAAGATAGTGATAATGAAACCATAATAAATGATTATTTAACTAAAGTAAAAAATGAATATTGGTTTATTTCAAATATACAAAAACCATTAAATGCTCCATCATCGTACTCATCGAAAGAATTATGCGATATATGCGAAAAATTAGATATTACCACAGAAAAGAAGGTTAATGATAAAATGAAATCTAAGACCAAGAAACAATTATATGAAGAAATACTAGAAAAATTGTAGAAAAGTTTTTATATCTAGAAAATATCTAGATATATTTATTTTAAAATTGAATAAGATGATATAAATATTATCACCTATATTTATATAATAAAACATGGCGGATAGTAAAAATGCTGTATCAGCCAAACCTAATATTAATAGAACTACGTATAAATCTAGAGAAAGTAGAGGAGTAGGCACAAACAGAGGAGTAGGCACAAACAGAGGAGTAGGCACAAACAGAGGAGTAGGCACAAACAGAGGAGTAGGCACAAACAGAGGAGATACTAATGCGTTGAAAAATAATTTATTAAAAAAATATTTGGATAATATTACAAAAGATGATGTTGACGAAGAAATGGAATTAGAAGTAAAATTTGGTACACTTGGTAATAAAATATCAAGAATTAATTATAATAATATTATTAAAAAACTATTATCGCTTGGTTTCACAATTGATACCAATGTTTATTTGCTTCGCATTCAAAATGAATATACTGACCAAAAAACTCGTACAATTCGCCAATCTGACATTAGAACCGAAATTAATGGTTTACAAAATATTCGGAAATATTGTCAAACAAATCGTATTGATACCATAGAAACCGGTGTTTCTTATACTCATAAATCTCGTTTTGGAAATAAAGAAAACCCTTCTTCTGTAGATGTTGATGATTTTAATTTTCGTATTTCTTTAAGTAAAGAAAAACGTCTTAAAAAAAATGATCCAAGAATTCGCACAATGCTTGATAGCTGGGCTGATCAAAAGAAAAGATTTAGATATTTAAATCGTTTTAAATTACGCCATCCTTCTTTTCCTGTTCTGATTGATATGAGTATTGTAAAACAACATTACAACTCGGAATATAATATACATGATTCAGGTGTATTTAAAGCATTTGAAAAATATGAAGTAGAAATAGAGTCTATTAATAGTTTAGTTGGTATTGGAACTCCGTACAATGAACCTGATATATTAAATAATAATGTTTTGAAACCAATTATTAAATACGTTCTTTCTGGTATACAAGAAACAAATTATCCTATCGGTTTTATTGAACAAAATGATGTTTTACAAGAATATATGAAATTATTATGGGGAAAAGAATACAACGAAGAAGAACAAATTACTTCATCGAATTTTGTTGGACCATCATCAACTACACTTCAATTAGAAAATATAAGACCGATTAATTCCGATGCATCTTCTCCTAATATTCGTGAAAATTATTCAGTTACTGATAAAGCAGATGGTGATCGTAAATTATTATTTATTTCATCAAATGGAAAAATATATTTTATTAATACGAATATGGATATTCAGTTTACTGGCACATTATCAAAAAATAAAGAAATATGGAATACGTTATTAGATGGAGAACATATCTTATATGATAAGAAAAAGAAATTCATCAATTTATATACTGCTTTTGATATCTACTATGTTGCCGGAGAAGATGTCCGGTCTAATGCATTTATTCCACCAAATGTAGATGATGTACAGATAAATTATCGTTTACCTATTATGGAATCTATAATAAAAAAAATAAACGCAGTTTCTGTTATAAGTGAATCTTCACCCATCCCTTTAAGAATTACAAATAAACGTTTTTATAATACAACGGATACACAAACCATTTTTCAAGGCTGCACTTTTATTTTGACAAAAGAGCATGACGGATTATTCGAATATGAAACAGATGGTTTAATCTTTACACCAATGAATCGTGGTGTTGCGTCAGATAAAATTGGAGAATTTGTCAAACCTAAAAAAATAACGTGGGAACATTCATTCAAGTGGAAACCTGTCAAATATAATACAATTGACTTTTTGGTATCAGTCAAAAAGAACGACAATGGAGATGAATTTATAGGGAATATGTTTCAAAGCGGCACCGATATGAGCACATCAACTCAAATTCCTCAATACAAAACACTGGCGCTTCGAGTAGGCTTTGATGAATATAAACACGGCTTTATAAATCCTTATCAAGATGCGATTGAAGATAAAGTGCCAGATTATTTGAATTACGAGGAAACAAAACGAGATAGACAAAAAAGTTATATGCCCAAACAATTTTATCCCACAAATCCAAGTGATAAAAACGCAGGAATATGTAATCTATTATTATCAGGTAATGTTGAAAATGAAAAAAATATGTTAAGTGAAGAAAATGATATTATTCAAGACAATATGATTGTGGAATTTAGATATGATATAACACGTGAACCTGAATGGAGATGGATTCCTCTGCGTGTTCGTTATGATAAAACCGCACAATTAATGGGTGGAGAGAAAATGTTTGGAAATGCATATCACGTTGCCAATAGTAACTGGCATTCAATTCATAAACCAATTACCCAAATGATGATTATGTCAGGGTCTAATATTCCGGAAGAATTAGGAGATGATGATGTGTATTATAATAAAGTCAGTGGAGCAACTAAAACAGGGTCTCTTCGTGATTTTCATAATCTATATGTAAAAACATCATTGATTAAAAGTATTTCTAAGCCAGGTGATACTTTAATTGATTTAGCTGTTGGAAAAGGCGGCGATTGGCCGAAATGGATTGATACAAAACTTAAATTTGTATTTGGTGTTGATATTTCGCGTGATAATATTCAAAATCGATTGAATGGAGCATATGCTCGCTATCTGACTTTTCGTAAAAAATACAGAGTTATGCCATCAGCATTATTTGTCAATGGAAATTCAAGTGTTAATATTCGCAATACAAATGGTATTTTAGTTGACAAAGATAAACAGATTACACGCGCAGTGTTCGGACAAGGACCGAAAGACGCAAAATTATTAGGACAAGGTGTTTATAAACAATATGGTGTTGCGTCTGAAGGGTTTGACATTTGTTCTATTCAATTTGCGATTCACTATATGTTTGAAAATCAAGAAACATTGCATAATTTCTTACGGAATGTATCTGAAGTAACCAAAGAAGGTGGTTATTTTATTGGAACTAGTTATGATGGACAAAAAATATTCAATATGCTTAAAAATATACCAGAAAATGAAAGCAAAGTAATTATGGATACAGACCGTTCTACTGGTGATAAAAAAATAATATGGGAATTAACAAAACGTTATAGTAATGAAGAATTAAATGATGATGAATCATGTCTTGGCTATTCTATTGACGTGTATCAAGAATCTATTAACAAAACTATACGCGAATATTTAGTTAATTATACTTATTTAACACGTATATTAGAAAATTATGGGTTTGTTTTGGTTGGAGACGAAGAATTGAAAAAACTAAATTCAAAAATCACTAGTGGCACTGGATTGTTTAATGATTTATTCAAACAGATGAATGATGAAATTAAAAATAAAACTAATAGTCGTGCATTTTCATACGATAAAGCTCAATTCATGAGTGATGGCGAACGAACAATTTCATTTCTAAATAGGTATTTTATATATAAAAAAGTACGTAAGATTAGTAATACTGAAAAGGTTTCATTAGATTTACAGGATAAAACTGAGGTCGATGTTGATGTTGATGCTAATGTTGATGCTAATGTTGATGCTAATGTTGATGTTGTTTCAAATGATGTTACTCTTCTTAGCGAAGAACATCTTAGACCCAAAAATCTTGTTAAACGTAAATTAAAGGTTTCTACTAAAAAAAATACTAAGGAACATGATGGAGAAGAAAAGACAAAGACAAAGACAAAGGCGGCAGCGGCAGCGGCACCAGGACCTATTGCAAAAAAATTATCTGTTATTCCTGAAGAAAGTATGTCGTCCAAAAAGGAATCTGTAGTAAAACTTAAACGCACCTTAAAAATAAATAAAAAAGTTAAGGAAACTACCACATAATAAATTATAATTAATAATTACAATAACCACATAAATACATATTATGATTAATATTAATCATAATATTATATGAGTTTTTTTTTACTACCTAGAATTCAATACAATAATCAATTAGGTAAACATATACAAGTTGATAATTTATTTAAACCATATAAATCAAAAATACAATCCAATTCTGATGAAATAAATGATGAAATAAACACTGATGATATTTTAATTAATAAAACATTGTATAAATATTTAAGTATAATAAAGGAACAGATTGATAATCGTATAGAACAATGGGATAAATATAAAAAATATACAAATCCGTATGAATACATTCATTCAATCATTCCCAATTCAAAACAAGCTATATCCACCTTAAAACCAATCTCTAGATCCTTTTTTAAAATGATAGAAATATGTGATATGTTATCAGTCGTTAATATATTGCCTTCTAATTCATGTAAAAGTTTTCATCTGGCCGAAGGACCAGGCGGTTTTATTGAAGCCCTTGCTTATGTGAGAAAAAATAGTGAAGATATTTATTATGGTATGACCTTAATTGATGATGTAAATCATAATGTGCCTGGATGGAAGAAAAGTAAGAATTTTTTATTGAATAACCCTAATGTTATTATTGAAAAAGGAATTGAAGGAAATGGAGACCTAACTAAAGCAGAAAATTTAAAATATTGTTATGATAAATATAACGGACAAATGGACCTTATCACCGGTGATGGAGGGTTTGATTTTACATTGCAATATCCTAATCAGGAACAAATAAGCACACGATTGATAATGTGTCAAATTGCATTCGCTATTGCTATGCAAAAACACGGCGGAACCTTTATTTTAAAAATGTATGATACTTTTACACGTTTTTCTCTTGACTTATTATACCTATTGTCAAATTTATATGAAAATGTCTATTTTATCAAACCCAATACAAGCCGTATTGCAAATTCTGAAAAATATATTGTATGTAAAGGATTTCGCAATATAAATACATTTGATATTGTAAAAATATTTTATAAAATTTTGTTAACCAATGAATCTATTATTGGAACATTATTCAATTTTGAATTGCCCTATTATTTTACAAATAAAGTAGAAGAATATAATTCTATATTAGGACAGCAGCAGATTGATTCCATTGTATCAACGATTTATTTGATTGACAATGCTAATAAATATGATAAAATTGAACATATGAAAAAGAAAAATATACAAAAATGTATTACTTGGTGTCAGAAATACAATATTCCATATAATGTTATTTTACAAAATAATAATATTTTTCTTAACAGCATTACTAGAAAGATTACATAATTTTTCTAGGATTTATGCATTATTATATAGATAATTTATGAAAATACATAAAGGTATATATGTATTTTCTATTAATGGATAAATATTTACATTTATATAATTTTATTAAAGGAGAAAGAAAAAAAGAAAGATTTGATATTATATTAGAACCTTTACAAGCAGTAACACAGCTTGCTTTAATTTCTTTTTGTCCCAAAGGCAGTAAATTAACTATTTCTAATAATTTACTTTCTATACAAGAACCAACATGGTTTCAAGGTTTATTGCGTTCTTATAATCATGATGGAAAAGAAGATTTGTTTTTCCTTTTTAATGCGATTATTCGATTTAATAAATTTTATATCTTTATGAAACGCGAATCAGATGAGTTTTGTGATTTGTTTGACTTGTTAATACAATTAAGTAAACGAGGTATTGATAAATTATTACAAACCTATTCTACAACAGAACAACCTGCTTTATTACATACTTTACAATTATATCGCGTCTTACTGGATAAGCCAAATCTTTTGACCGACCACGAAGAAACTGAAATTAATAGAAGACACGGATTAAACACCACAAGTAATAATATGGATGATATATTTATTAATATACGTAATATATATTCTTCACATGAATATATTATTTTATATCAATCCTTAATTTTATTAGAAAAAAATCCTGAACATTATAATATTTACTTACAAGGTCTTAATACAATGCTTTCACCCAGTTATAATAAAATACAAAAATGGATTAGCGATAATATTGTTTTTTAAATAATTATGATTTTATATATTTCTTACGTTTTGTAATACGTTTGCGTCGTGTAATACGTGTGCGGTTTTTATTAGAACCAGAACTTTTACGTTTAATTTTACGCGTCACTTTACGACGATGACGACGTTTTGTTTTACGTCCTTTCTTTCCACCACCTTTAACACCTTTAGCCGCAAGTTGTTTTTTAATTACATTAAGTGAGTGAAAAAGATTTTTAGGGTATAAATCATTTATTTCTCTACAAAGATTACCTTCAGTTAATGTAGCAAATTTTTTATTTTCTTCTTCTTCTTCTTTAGGTGTTATAATATTTCCAGATCTTACACCGCCACCAGCTATAGATGGGATAAATATTTTTACAATATCATTTTTTTTCTTCTCTATGACTTTGATATCTTCTCCTTTTCCCTTCGCTTCCTCTATCTCTTCATCTATTTTTTCTTCTTCTCTTTTTCTTATCTCTATATTTTTTTTTATTTCTTTCATATATGGATAACTTGCGTTGATTTTAATTTTTTTTTCTTTTTCTTTTTCTTCTTCTTCTTTCTTATATTTTTCTTTTTCTCCTTCTTCTTCTTCTTCTTCTTTTTCTTTTTCTTCTTCTTCTTTCTTATATTTTTCTTTTTCTCCTTCTCCTTCTTCTTTTTCTTCTTCTTCTCCTCCTTCTTCTTCTTCTCCTTCTTCTTCTTCTTCTTCAATAGAAAATGGCCAAACAGAACAATTATTTGGAAAAATATGTGGCCCTCCTAAAACATTCAATTTGTAGTATTCTTTATTTTCTTCTTCTTCTTCTCCCTTACTCTCCAAATATGGCTTTCTCAATTTATGATTAATAAAATTTCCATGAGTAAATGCTATTACTCTATTATTATTATAAAATGTGTCATCGTATTCTTCTCTTTCTGTTTTAAATGTGTTAAAAACGCCCACAAATTTTTCAAGATCTGATTTATCATAAAATTCTTTATCATTCTTTTCTGCGTCCATATAATATCCTGTATCAATCATACCAATAACATTTTTTGATGTTAGAACAACACCTTCAATATTTGGGGAGGCAACAAATTCCGCAATCAGTTTAATAACTTTTTGTAATAAATGAGAAGGAATACCTGTATTAGCTCTGTCTAAATTAGGTTCTTTACAGCATCCAGCCCCATTTGTTTGTTCATTAATATATGGCATTACATATATTTTTTCTATTTTTTTTCCTTTTCTTTTGTTCTCCACCTCTTCGTTATATGAGAGTAATGTATATATTGCTGTCATAATTGTTCTTACGGATGCAGATGTAATAAAAATAAGCGTTTTTTCATGGTCGTTATTTGGGTTCATTAATCCCGCACCACCTTCAATTTTATTTCTCCTATCCTCAGCTGATGTGTTGATCTTATCATAAAGATTTTTCCCAGCTTCAATTGAATGTAAAATTCCAGCATAAGATAATGTTGGTGTAAATAACCAGCTTGTTGGAGGTTTATATGTTATCTTTCCTCGTTCTTCTGTTTCTTCACTCCATGAATTATTATTTTCTATTTCGTCATCCCATACAGAAATCATTTTTCCTAAATCTTTTTTATCCTTAGAATCCTTAGAATCCTTATCTTTTTCTAAAGTTTCAAATTTCTCTCTTAAAATTTCAATTCCTTTCTCAATATTATATTTTAAAATTTCGTCTTCATTATAATTATAATTATTATTTTCTATACGTTTATATTCGTTTCTCATTGCTTGGAAATTTTTTTCTACATTATCATCTTTATACTGATCTTCTATTGCATTTTCATGCAAATTACTACTAGATTCGCCATGCCTAACCCACCAAATATCTTTATCGAGGTTCCAATAACTCATATATATATATATATACATATAGAGAGAGAGATTAATTAATCATTGTGTCTTGTAAATTTCATGTATACACGTTCTTTTACATCAGTCGCCAACACACCCACTATATCTACATCTGCGATTGGAAACGGAATATTTATTTCTATTCTCTCGCCTTGATGTATATACACTTGTATTTTTTGTAATAGTTCACGTATCTCTTCATGCTCAGATGCTTTAATTTTCAGTTCTGATAATTTTTGTATAATTGGTTTCACTTCATTTATCCGCTGTTCTTTGGTTCGATATGTTATTGGCATTATTAATACTAATAATATATAATTTCTTTTTATTTTCATTATATTCATTCTTTCTCTCTTCTTCATTTTTCATTTTTTCATTTTTTTTTTCGTATCGAAAGTATTTGGATTTTACTATGACTTTGCAAAAAATTGAAAATAACTTGTAGAACTCTACAAATGATACCCCCAACCAACCAACAGCCAATATGAGTTCTTCAACTATGTCTCGATCAGCATCTATGCCTACCTCTAATTTTGATAAGAGCGAAAAGAGTTCGCAACAAAAACAACAAATTATGGTTCCGCCTATGAAATACGATTTGGTGCAAGGCACCAGTAATAATGTCATGGGCCATTTGAATAGTTTAAATATTATCACCACGACCGCCGCCGGCCCTGTTCAAGACAACATCAAGCGCTTCAAGGAAACATTGCGTCTTCGCCATGAAAAGAAACATTTCACTACATTTGGCTACATTCCAGCTCCGCCAGACTCAGATGTCACGCGCCAAGTTATCGGCAAGGATGGACACTTCTTCAAGATGACTACAACGTTGTGTGAAGTGGATTTCATCTGGCACGACCGCGTAAATCAAATGTTTCTCTTCTGGGGGAGTTCGACCTTCAAGGTAGTGAAGGCTCTTAACTCTATCCGCTGGCGCATTCACAAGATTTACACTAACTTGCGAGAGCAGCAGCAAGCGAAGCAGGCCCAAGCGAAGCAGGCCCAAGCGAAGCAGGTCCAACAAGCGACGACGACGATGCAATACGATGTAGAAGATATCTCGGACGATGAAAGTGATGACGACGACGACCTACCTCGCCTCATTTCGTGTGAGGAAATTCAACTCGAAGAACAAATGAAGACGATGAACATCTCGGAAACTACTGAATGCGGTGGTGATGGTGTTGTAATCGACGAGCACGGCTTCGATGTCAACGAAAACGACTAGATAGATTTAGAATAGATAGGTAAGTATTTTTGGGGAAATTGAATAAATTATAAGGGAGGAAAAAAAAAGAGAGATGAAAATCTTTTTTATTTTATTCAAGCATACACATACTATAATCTGTAGATGATAATGAGGATGAGGATGGAGAAGGACAATGATTATTTGCTCCATTTTTTCTGGGGAAAACGACCTTTTGTGGTTTATTTTTATTAAAATAAGAAGGACTAGGTTCAGTTTGATAACGGCCAGTATTAAACCCTAGTGCGCCTGATGCTGAATTAAAAGCTGCTCCATTATTATTCAATGTATTGTATTTTAATCTAGAAATGCGCGAGCCAGATGAAACACCACCTTGCTGTGCATATTGAACATTATTTGGTTTATAAATTGTTTTATTACATTGATTATTATTATTTTGATTATTACTATTTTGATTAATAAAGCATTTACTTGTTTCGTATACCTGTGTTCCAGTAGGCGAATCAGAAGGATTTATAGGAGTTCCTTCATTTGTAAAATAATTGATTGAACTTCTTCTTCTTGTACTAGTATTTTGTTCATACGTAGAACATCGAGATTGTAAATATGACGACGTGTCTTTATATTCAGTGTCTGATACTTTGGTATTACTTTTTATTATATTACAACTGGTACACGCAGATGTATCATTGATAATATCAGTATTTAATGTCGCCGAACCATCACAGGTTTTACATTGAATTGTTTTTGAACTGACTTGATTACTAGAACCAGGTCTATCCATTGGCATTCCAACTGACGCGTTTCTATTTTTAGCTAAAGTGGATTGATATTGCTTACGCCATTGCTGTAATGGACGAGCCATAAATCTTGTTCCACTTCCACTATTTGATAATGGAAATGTATGTACTGACAAAACTTCTTGATATTGATTCATTTATATTATATATACTATTTCTGTATATATAATAATTTTTTACATATATAATAATTTTTTACATATATAATAATTTTTTACATATATTATATTTAAGCAGGGCAAGTCACTTTTTTACCAGTCGCGCTCATTGGCACACACACTTGATATTTTGATTTTAAGAAATATGGCGTAGATGATGCTCCGGTATATTTAGATGCAGTTGTTCCAAACACTTCTTTATAAGACGCCGCATTTTTATTTATAGTGTTTAATTTTAAGCGAGCAATTCTTGAACTACTATCAACTGCGCCTTGTTGCGAATATTGTGTATTATTCGGTTTATATATGGTTTGGCACGTCGTCCCTGTAGGGCAATTTTCCGTTTGTCTTACTTGAGGGCCATTAGGTGAATCGGTAGGATAAAGAAGATTATTTGATTCATCTAAATACGTTATTGTAGAAACAGGCAACGCCGTCAATTTTTGGTCATATAGTTGATTACGAGCGCGTAAATATGCTCTACTATCTTTATAATATGTTTTGCTTACAATCGTAGTAGCTGAATTTATGCGATTTTTTTCAGGATTACATGTATTACTTAAGCATCCATTGTCATTTTTTGTAAAACTAGTGTCATTTACTTTCACAATATTTTCTTTTATCCCAGTTGCATCCGCTGTATTATTTAATAAACAATTCGTATTTGCGCTTACATTGCCTAAATAAACAGACCCACCTGGTGTATCCATCGGCATACCAATTCCTGCTCTGCGAGTTCTACCTCCACTATTCGCATTTGGTATTAATTGTTTACGCCAATGATTAATTGGTTGAGCTTTAAATTGAGGTCCACTCGCATTTAAATCAGGTCTAGAATTTGAAGGAACAGCGCTATTTGTAGATAATCCTTTCCATGATATATAAGGTGATATAGGTAATAATGCCATTGTTTTATTATATAGAGAGATATTTTAGAAATAAAACTTTGTTTATAATATAAATGATACTTGTGAAAACTCTTATATTTTTACTCTTAATACTTATTATTTGCCATGTTTACAAAAAGTTATCTGAAAGAGATGAAAAAAGAGAAGGATTCAAAGAGGAAAATACATCAACAAACGCCAAAAAAAATATACCTAATAAAAAAGAAACAGATGAAGTAACACAAAAAGCACAAGATACATTAACCTCATTTCAAATTCCAAAAGAACATCAAGACGCAATATTAGATAAAATAAAAGATTTTAAACTCGATGGTGATATGTCAGATTTACAAGGTAAATTAGATTTATTACTCACATTAAGTGATAAAAGTAAAAAAATAAATGAAGGTTTAACTCAACAAAAGTAAATAGTAAAAACTAAATAGTAAAAACTATAAATACTTCATATATATTATTATAAAAATGTTATATTTTTATAATATAAATGTCACAACAAGGTCAATTTAATCAGGCAGGAGAAGAAGGAGGAGCTGAATCATTACAAGAAAAAGTATTAGGTGTAGATTATGATTATAGTTCAAAAATAAAAGAACCATCGAAAATGGGTATGAGTGGAGCAGGGAATTTCAGTGCATTAGCAAATGATATTGCCGGATTAATGGGATATGTTGATTTATTAGTAACTGGAAAATGCCAATTAGGAGCGTGTGCGAGTGATCCCGGTCATCCTTTAGGCTCAAAATTTTTTGTAGAAACACCAGTTCAATGTACTGACAAAGCGACAGAAAACAGTGTTAAACGTTCTATCTATATAAATAATGTTCCAGATGGATCTCTGCCTTTTATATCAGATGGTGATGGGCTTAAGTTTGATTCATTTACTGGTTTAGTGCCTGGTATAATGAGTAATTTAGCACAATTAAATCCAATGAAAATATTAACAGCATTTACGGATGGACCAGCTACAACATGTCAAGCAATAACAATGCCAACCATCGACGCAAATGATAAGACCGGCGTTGCTACTGCGTATGTTACTAATAAAGATATTAGGTATATGAATCCTGATTGGTTCTCGGTTCCTGGTAATCCAAAACCATCACGCGAACAATTAAAAGAAATAGATGATGAAACAACTGAAGAATTTAGTGGTATGAAAAGTAAAAGTTCTTTAACTGACCCTACTACACTCAAAGGGACAAAAATTGATTATAGTAAATTACCGAATAATTTATTAATTAAGTTTTATATTAGTTCACTTGGATTATTAGGCTTGTATATGTTTATAAAAATAATGTTTAAAAATAAAAGGGTTTTTAAAAAGTAATTGTATATTAAAAATAATTGTTATGGTTTATAACTTATTTTTAATATATATTTAATTTAATATCTACGCTTAGCAGTTCTCTTTTTACCTCTGGCGTTTCTTTTTTTCCCCTTTCCTTTTGCAGTTCTCTTTTTGCCTCTAGTATTTCTCTTTTTTCCTTTCGCAGTTCTTCTTTTACCTCTGGCGTTTTTTTTACCCCTTCGATATTTCATAGTTCTCTTTCCACCTCCAATAGTAATATCTTCTTCCCGGTTATTTTCTAAATTCAATTTAGGTTTAGGTTGATTTTCTGAAACCTTTTTATTCATTTTTTTACTTATATTTCCTGTAAAATCACCAATAGCGCTAAGTGTGTTATTTTTGATTTCATTGCTTTTATTGCCTAATGCATTTAAAGCATTATCTTGAGTTTTTTTAACCCCCTTATTTAATTCTTCAGGTGCGTTTTTAATATTATTAATAATACCTCTTATTCCCTTTTCTTCATTTGTTTTTTCAGGAACACAGCCAGGAGGACATTTTTTTTCTAAATTATTATTATTATTATTATTATTATTTTTTGGCATAGGCATTTCATTCATATCAATATCATCCATAGGCATTTCATTCATATCAATATCCTCCATACGCATATTATTATTATTATCCATAAACTCTTCATCCATTTCCATAGGCATTTTATTTAATTGTCTTCTTTTTCTAACTTGGTTTAATTGTCCACCACTTTTACCCATTTATATTAACATTATATATTTAAATTGCGCCCTTTTTTTTAGGAGCAACAGAACCACTTCCACGACAACGCGCTAAAGCCGTTTTAATTGTTGTTTGGTCCGGTCCACTAAAAGAAAACAATTCAGGATTTATCCGATTTGTGCTTCCTTTTCCAGCTGCTTCAATTGTTTTCATATTAATATGTTCTGAACTACTACGCGACGACGAAGAACCATACCATTTTTTTGATGCAGGAACTTGATTTTTTCCTACACTATCTACATTTTGATTAACATTTCTATTATATGCCATACGTGACATTGAAAAAAAATTACCTTGGGTCATTGGTGCCGGTTTAAATGGCATTCCCATTTCAACACTTGATTGATTGTTCGGTATATTTTGTTTATGCGGAATTGCGCCTGAACCATTTGTTTCTGAAGGTATACTCATTTATATATGATACTTTTATAAAATCTGAATTTATTAATCTAATAATCTAATAATAAATTCAAATAATATTTAAATATATAGTATTATATTTATTAATATGCCTTATATTCGATATAGTGGTATTGGAGCAAATAAATCCGAAATTCATACGATTGAAGAGTTTTTGAATATTATGAAAAGTGAAGATGCTTTAAAACATTATTATGAAATGTTATCTTATGGTGCTGATATGGAATATAAAAATTATACATTACCTAACGATTTTTTAATTTTTACTTTAGATGAATGGTTAGATTATTCAGGCGCAGAATATAATGAAGGCGATTTAAAATGGGATTGGTAATTTTATCAGTATAAATTTATACGCGTTTATACAATTCAAGTGCCAATAAACCTCCTGTGATTTGAGCAATAAGATATGGCATTGCGTCAGACATCGGCATTTTCTTTGCCGCAGTCATCATAATAGTAACAGCAGGATTAAAATTACCACCTGAAATTTTACCACCAATAAAAATAGCAATTGCTAAAGCAGCACCTATCGCAATAGGATGTCCTATCGCAATAATGACATACAAAAAGAAAAAGGTTCCAAGAAACTCAATTAAGTATTTATGAAAATTCATTTTATATATTAATTTTATACATTAATCTTATACAATATAAATCTGTAAATTGTAGATAATATAAAAAATTGAATTATTTTTTTATATTATAAAATATAAACACATCTTAATAAATACAATATGGATCACGATACACCAAAAAATCGCAAGGGCAAAAATGGAGCAAAAAAGGATCAAAAACAAAAGGGGCAACAAGATCACCGAATGGGAACTTCAAAACATATTAGAATGAAAGAAGCCATTATGGAAAACAAATCACATAAGAATTGTTCCACATAAGAATTGTTCCACATAAGAATTGTTCCACATAAGAATTGTTCCACATAATAATAATTCATATGTGATATCATATTTTTTATTTGATTATACGCTTAGCTTCTTACGCGTCGAAGTGCTTGGCTAACAGTAGAACCATTCTCACCACCAAAACTGGAGTCATTATAATTCTTATTGTTCGCCGATAACTTTCTATATTTGATATAATCAGAACTATCAGAAACAAATTTTTGGTTTCCGCTGTAAAATGCGCTGCCTTCCGCAGTTCCGCCAGCATTAGCATGTAATCGCGATACCATGCTATTTCCACCAACTTGATTTATAGGTGGACCTAAAAGAGGCGACGGCGCAGAGTTAAACGAACCAGCCGTATCACCCAGATTAAAATAACGTCTAAATGGCGTTATAATTTGCGGATTATTGTTGGGAAATGTAGTATTACCCATCATACGTATTAAAGTTGCGCGAGTAGAACCACGTTGTCCTCCACCTTCCATGCCAGAACTACCCGATCGACCACCACTAGCACCTCCGCCTAATAATCCTCCTTTAGGTTGACCACCTGGAATACCACCACCTAACATACTTGGAAATGAATCACCAATAAAACCAGACATCTTATATACATTAGAAATAAAAAAATTAATAATACTATATATAAAATGAATCATGTTTATTTAACTGGAATTATTTCACTTATTATACAGATTATAACTGCTATTATAGATTTTTTTGCAATTAGATTACCAGTTCCTACCTCATTTTATTTAATTAATGATTTAGTTATTATGGAATTAGTTGTTCAAATTATTGAAGGTGCTTTTTATGTTTGGATGATATCAAATTTTAAAAGTATTAAAAATATTACACCATTTCGATATTATGATTGGGTCATAACAACACCGACTATGTTGATTTCGTTTATGTTCTATTTAATGTTTTTGAGGGATAATCAAAAAGGTATTCAAAGTGAATCTTTTGTAACAGAACTTAAACAAAATTGGGAAATTGTTCTTAAAGTTTCTATTTTAGACTGGTTAATGTTATTCGCTGGATATTTGGGTGAAAAAAATGTATTTTCTTATTTATTTACAACTATTATAGGGTTTATACCTTTTGTTTTAATGTTTTATTTAATTTATGTTAATTTTGCAGTTCATAGTGATAAAGGACGTGAAATATTTTGGTATTTTGCAATTGTATGGGCAGTTTATGGAGTAGCTGCTCTATTTCCATATAAAATAAAAAATATAATGTATAACATATTAGATTTGTTTTCTAAGAACTTCTTTGGTATCTTCTTAGCCTATGTTCTTTATAAAGCAAATGATGCGACACAATAAATTATGTAATAAGGCGTGGCGCAATGTTCATTGAAATTAATTCCTGAAACATTAATTTACACGCATAAGGCAATTCTACATAATCAAAGTCAGAACGATTATCGCATGTTTTACAATAGTGAATATGCATTTTATCATTATACGCCGCAATTAATCCACAACGCTTACATACATTAACTTTGAATGCATCTGACACATCATATAGACGTTCCTTTGTAAACCGCGATGCTCCGTGAGAGCACATACAATCACGTTCCATTTCTCCAAAACGTAATCCGCCGTCTTTAGAACGTCCTTCTGCTGGCTGACGTGTCAAATTTACCATAGGACCAATGCTTCGACTATGATGTTTATCGGAAACCATATGCTTAAGACGCTGATAAAACACCGGACCAACAAAGATGGATGTTTCGATTTGTTCGCCAGTTAAACCATTGTATAAAAGCTCATTGCCATTTGATTCATAACCAACTTTTTGTAGTTCCTTGCAAATATCCTTTATATCAAATTTACCAAAACTTGTACCATCACCGAACAAACCTAATTCTAATAATGTTTTCCCCAACACCGTCTCTTTCAATTGCGCAATTGTCATACGCGATGGAATAGCATGAGGATTGATAATTATATCAGGCTTCACTCCGCTAGGCAAAAATGGCATATCACATTCAGGAATAATATTTCCAATAGTTCCCTTTTGTCCATGACGACTGCTAAACTTATCACCAATAATTGGTTTTCGAACTGTTCGCAATCTCACTTTACAGAAGTTATAACCATCTCCATTTCGCTCTATATAATTTTTATCAATATAGGTTTCTTCCGTTGTACGATAAATTCGACTCTGATCCTCATATTTAATTTTTTTTGTATGGTCGTTGCGTGCTTCTTTAATTGGCAATACTTTGGAAATAATGATATCACGATTTTCTACCAAACTATTTTCTGGTATAACACCATCATCATTCACTTTATCATAATTTCCAAACTTCATCCCTTTTGTTTTTGATGCGTCTGGTTTACACCGAATCTCTTCGTCTCCATGAATTTTCTTATCTTCATCCTTTTCTGTATGATAAATTGTTGCCTGGAATAAACCACGATCAATTGCTCCTTTATTGAATAAAATACTATCTTCTTGATTGTAACCCGTATGCGTCATAATGGCTACAATAACTTGACACCCTGATGGAATTTTATTCAATTCAATCATATTCATCACTCGAGTTTCTACTAGCGGACGCATTGGGTATGTCAAAACATATGCTGTCTTGTCCATGCGATTATCATAATTGGTTACATACATTCCCATTGCCTGTTTTCCCATAGCGCATTGATATGTATTACGCGGCGATTGATTATGCTCTGGAAAAGGAATACACGATGCCAAAATTCCAAAAATAGTGCTTGGATGAATTTCACAATGAGTATATTTATAGACAAATTGATCAGTTTTTGTTAGATGAATTGGCTCCATTGCAACCATACTCATATTTTGTTCTGCCGCATCAACATATTCAAGAACACTTTCATCGATAAGACAATCTGTGAATAAATCCTCCCAAGATAATTCTTTTTTCTGTAGCTTCACGATAATATCCTTTGTTATAATTAATTTATTATTTTTTACTCGGAGCAATGGACGCACCAATCTTCCTGAGTCATTACATACGCGTATTTCTCTTCGCCGTATGTCAAAGATAATTGATGTATAAATATTAATGATACCCTTATATTTCTTTTGTTTTAATGATTGATATAATTCAACCGGGTTATTTACAATACCTAACCATGAACCATTTATAAATACTTTTACTTTATTGAATTTTTCTTTTTCTGATAATTTGTCAATTGGTACAACATAAGATTCTACGAAATCATAAAGAGAATTACTATTTCCTGGAATTGTAATTCTAGACATATAGCTAAGATTTTTTACAACACCAACACTACCTCCTTCTGGCGTTTCTGCTGGACACAAAAATCCCCACGATGTGCTATGTAATTTACGTGGGGGAATTAATTTACCATTCTTATCAATTGGTGTATTTACACGTCGCAAATGGCTCAAGCTTGAAATATATGTAAGACGATTCAATACTTGCGCTACACCTACCTTATTGCTGTTCACCTGCTTTACACCAAAATCACCTGTCGCTAGTGCGCGTTTGATTCCATTTTCAATTGTTGTAGGCTTTACAATTTTATAAATATTTGTCATGTTTATAATTGATTCATAGTCATTTGTTGACCGCCATGAACCAGTATTAATTTCTCGGACAGTTTGTTTTTGCATATCTTTCACCATTTTATTAAAATAGTTTCGGAATAAATTATTCAACAAAGTTCCAGTCAAATCAATCCGCTTATTTACATACGAATCACGATCACTAACATTTTCTAGCCCAAGACTACATTTTAATAGACAATTTGTCATGTAGCCTAGAAAATATATTTTTTGTTCAGTTGTTCTGCAATGTGGAAATAAATCATTATTCAATACTTCTAACGCAAAATTTCGTTTCATTGTAATACTTTTTTCTTTATCAATTCCTGCGTGGGTTGTAAACATAATATTTCCTATGATTTGTTTCATAGCACAATCTTGCGTAATTATTTTGTTGGATTCTACGATAGATGCTTGAATACAACGCATCAATACTTCATTTGTTTCATTATCAATATCTAATACAATCTTTTTACAAATATCTTCATCGCTAATAACACCCAACGCACGAAACACTACAAATAAAGGCATCGGGTTTTTTAAACGTGGAATTTGCATCCATAGTCCATTTCCAAATCCATTATTTTTAGTAGCAATCATTAATGATAATTGTTTGGGGGAAATACATTTATAATCAGGCACCGATTTAATTTCTGCCGACCAACTCCACTTGCTATTATTCTTTGAAATATTAAAACATTGAACAAGATTTTCTGCCGCGCGTTCTTGGCCAATGACTGTTTTCTCCGAACCATTTACGATAAAATATCCACCAGAATCCATTCGACATTCTCCGCTTACATTATTTGGAATGTGCTTGTATTGCTCTAATATACAAATACTAGATTTTAACATAATCGGCATCTTCCCAATATGAATGTTAGATAATACTTTGTTGAATGTATGAGTTTGTTCTAGCATAGGACCACTTCGCACCACAAACTTGATATTCAAATCAATTGTCATTTCACCGGCATAAGTAAAATTTCGATCACGCGCTTCTTGTGGAAACATATTTTTTGTAGCACCATTGATTTCGTGAATTTGTGCTCGATGTATGTTAAAATTTTCACAACTAACAAACATTTCAAGCCGATGTTTGTTAACATCCTTATCCAAATCTTGTTCGGAGCAAATATGAATTGGGTTGAACATTGAAATTGTTCTGGGAACCTGATATTGAATAAAATCATTATAAGATTCTGTTTGGTGCTCCGTTAAACGTTTTAAATGCATTCCTCGAAAACAAGAATCAAGAATAATATGAGGGTCTTCAATGTAGTTTTCAACATCAATTTCGTTTGATTCCATTTTATTTGTTTCCATTCGAATAGGTGTTTTACATTGTGACATAAGGTAGTAATACATTTCAATTTATTTTTAAATTGTTATAATATATATAATGTCATTACCAAAATTATGTCCGGCCGATATACAAATTGGTGGGGGTAAAAAGAAAAGGAAGATTAAAAAAAATAAATCTAGCAGTAAAAAAAAACCCACAAAATCAAATGTTAAACGTGGTAAAAGCACAAAGCGCACAAAAAGCAGCAAGCGAGCAAAAAGCACTAAGCGCAGCAAAACTAAGCTATCAAAAAGCACAAAGAGCAGCAAAACTAAGCGAGCAAAAAGCACAAAGAGCCGCAAAACTAAGCGAGCAAAAAGCACAAAGAGCCGCAAAACTAAGCGAGCAAAAAGCACAAAGAGCCGCAAAACCCAAAAGAAGAGCAAAACCCAAAAGAAGAGCAAAAAGAGCAAAAATGTAATTTTTGGAAATAGTAAAGAAATACAACAACAATTAAGAGAATTAAGAAATATTGAAGAAGATATTATCAATCGTAGAAATATTGAAAAAAATATTTTAAAAAAACAACAACACGAAAATATTATTTTTGATAAAAAATTAAAGGAAATTAAAAAAAGACCAGTCGTTGTTCAAAAAGCAAAATCAATACAACGACCCAAATCAGCGCGTAAGCAGCCTGTCGCTATTGCAAGACCAGTCGTTGTTCAAAAAGCAAAATCAATACAACGACCCAAATCAGAAGTCTTATTCCCAAACACATCATCTAAGTTACTTGAACTAGAAATTGAAGATAATCCTATATCTAGTGTTAAAAAATCATCAAGCAAACCATCTACGATTAGAGCACCATCTACGATTAGAGCACCATCTATGAGCGAACAAGATATTGAAAATATTGAACCAGAACAAATTTCATCACCTTATATATCATCTTCATCTTCATCTTCATCTTCACCTTATATTTCGCCGGTTTCATCCATATCTTCGCCTATGTTGGAATCAGATATGACCGAGTTATCTTTACCTCCCTCATATTCAAGTCGCTCACCTCCCCCAGCATACGAAGACATTTCCAAATTAAGTTATAGCAATGATGAAGATTTAAGTTATCGTGATTAAAAATATTATCTTATAATAATATGGGAATATGTTCTAGGTGTCATTCTATATACAATGAGCATAATGTAAATAATATTAATAAAAAAGTATTTACAATATATAAAAGAAATATAGATATTGATGGTATTATAATTGAACCATATACATATTTTAAATGTAATATATGTAAAAACATGACGAAAATCGGTAAATGTTGGATAATCGTTAAAAATTAACAATCCTTATTAATGTAAACAGCCTTGGATAATTTTTTAATTATTTTATTCTCGCTGTCAACAAACTCGCCTTTGCCGCCCATCGACTGATTCATAATGCGCAAATAAACATCATTCAAGCGATGTCGGTTATTCATGCATTGCGGATTTTGATCACGCCAAGGAATCATCAAATCGCCATTCTTTTTCGTAATATGTTTTATGGCTTTCCGTACTTTGTCATAAGTGCTATTTTCCTTCTCCCATATATCATCATCGCGGACATACATGACTTCTCGCTTGTAATCGCTGCAATGAATCGGACGTTTATAGACATCCATCTCATTGAGTTTTCTTATCATGATTTTACTAATGCCTTCTACATAACCGAGCTCGCCGACATCTTCCAAATCCGAGAGTTCTAGTGTCATCGAATTGACAAAGTCCATGATATTCATTGCATCCTTGCATTTCTCGTTCAGAAACACTTGCATATTGAAGGTCTTGTTATGGCTATTATTATTATTGTAAGAATTATTAGTACCGCTTGTTTTACAGACATCAATCATTTTTTGTTGCATATCTTGGTTTTGCTGCTGCATATCCAGCGTTTGCTTTTGAAAATTGCTATTGTTTTTCACCAAATCCAAGATAATGTTTTTAAAATCTATATTTTCTTTTATGAGAATATCAATCTTATCATCTTTTGTTAATATTTCATTTTCATCATTTTTTTTTTCATTTATTGACATATTAACTCCTATATTTTTTTGTTCAATCATACACTTTTTTTCATGATAACATAAACT